ATTTCCCTAAACTTTTATATATCTTGGAAGATGATAATGTAGAAGAAGGACAACCTTATTATTATCTTACAGAGTTAGCTGCAAAGTGTACGGCAAAGAGAATGGTACCTGATTATATTTCAGAAAAGGTTATGAAAGCTACTAAAATAGATAAAAATGGCAATGGCAACTGTTATCCTTGTATGGGCTGCCGCTCATTCTTAACACCATATGTAGATGAAAAAGGAAAATCTAAGTATTATGGTCGTTTCAATCAAGGCGTAGTAACTATAAACTTAGTTGATGTAGCTTGCTCAAGTGGAAAAGATATAGATAAGTTCTGGCAAATCTTTAATGAACGAGCTGAGTTGTGTCATAGAGCCCTCCGCATCCGCCATGAAAGATTACTTGGTACACCTTCAGATGTAGCTCCTATTCTTTGGCAACACGGCGCTTTAGCTAGACTTAAACCTGGTGAAACAATAGATAAGCTCTTATATGGTGGCTATTCTACAATATCTCTTGGTTATGCTGGGCTTTGGGAATGTGTTTATTATATGACAGGTAAAAAGCTCACTGAAGAAGAAGGTAAGCAATTTGGTCTTAAAGTAATGCAAAAATTAAATGATTATACAAATAAATGGAAACAAGCTGAAAATATTGATTATTCAATTTATGGTACTCCTATTGAAAGTACAACATATAAATTTGCAAAATGCTTACAAGAAAGATTTGGTATCATCGAAGGTGTAACTGATAAGAATTATATTACCAATAGCTACCACGTGAAAGTAACAGAATCTATTGATGCATTTAGTAAATTAGCTCTTGAAAGTGAGTTCCAAAAACTTAGTCCTGGTGGCGCAATTAGTTACGTTGAAGTTCCCAATATGCAAAATAATATCCCCGCAGTATTAAGCGTTATTAAATTTATTTATGATAATATTATGTATGCAGAAATTAATACTAAGAGTGACTATTGCATGAATTGTGGCTACGATGGTGAAATTAAAATCGTAGAAGATGAAAATAAGAAACTTGTATGGGAATGCCCCCAATGCGGAAATAGAGACCAATCTAAGATGAGTGTGACGAGAAGAACGTGCGGATATCTCGGTTCGAATTTTTGGAATCAAGGTCGTACGCAGGAGATAAGAGAGAGAGTATTGCATCTTTAAGACTGCAATACTTTCTATAAAAATTGAAAAAAATAAAAAAATAAATTATAATAATATATAAGAAAATTAGTTAGGAGATATATAATAAAAATAATATGAGTGATATAAAATTAGGTAATTTATACGAAATTAATAAAGCTATTATGAGCAAACAACCTGTACTTTCTAGGCAAGAAGTTACAAATGGTTTATCAGATATTGCTGCTTTCTTTACTACTGATTACAACCTTACAGTAGAATCAATAGAAAATGGATGGGATAAAGAAATTAATTGGAATTTTCCTAAATATTATATGTTATTATGTAATGAAATGCGTGATTATACCTTGTTTAAGTTAGGCGCACAGCATGACTCAACTATTAGAGATGTAATAGCAGAACAAGCAATAGAAGATTTAAGAGAATGCTTTACAAATAGGAACTTAGATATTCTTTCTATTGAAGTAAAAGACAATGAACAATGTGTTGAAATTTGGGTTCGCGGAAATGAGAATTATCAGCCTTTATTCTCTGATGAACAAACAAGCGGCACATATTGTTATTATTTATTCCCTTATGATAATGGAGTACTTGAATATGACTAAAATTGTAGGATTAATTAAACCATTAGAAGAAGCTCAACAATTATATGTTTTTATAGATGATGAGCAGGTAGATTATGTAGTTACTAATATAGATAAGTTAACTGATACTATTTATAAATTAGTTGAACTATATAATGTAGAACAATTAGACTTGGTTGGTTCTAATACTTTTAATAAACATATAGGTGATACAATTAAAACTTTTGAATTAAAAGATTATAACAAAAGTGATTTAATAATTAATTACATTTAACAAATTAGGAGAAAAAAGGATATGGCATTTTTAATACAGACAACAGAAGTATATAGAGTTAATTCTGAAACCGAAGCAGCAGAGATTATTGCAGATGCAAAGTCAAATAGCAATCTTGTAAAATATAATAGTGTAAAAAAAGAGAGAAAGGCAAAAGGCGAAGTTATTGATGAGTGGTATAAAGTAACACTCGTTAAGCAATGGGACGATGAAAAAGAACCTTTTGGAGATACAACAGTTACATATCAACGAGGTGCTTTTTAATGAAAATTAAACTTTTAACTGAAACAGCTCAAGTTCCTACAAAAGGCAGTTTAGATGCTGCAGGTTATGATTTATATATAGATATGCCTGAGTTAAGAGATGATTATCTTACTATTATGCCTCATTCAACAGTTAAAATTCCTACTGGTATCGCTATTGAAATTCCTACAGGTTTTTTTGGAGCTATCTTTGCAAGAAGCGGCACTGCAACAAAGAAAGGACTAAGACCAGCTAATTGTGTTGGTGTTATTGATGCAGATTATCGAGGTCCTATTATTGTGGCTTTACATAATGATACAGATGAAGTACAGCTTATAGCAGATAAAGAAAGAATTGCTCAAATTGTGTTCTTGCCTGTTTGTGATTTAGGTTCATTTGAAATAGTAGATGAATTATCTGATACAACTCGCGGCGGCGGGGGTTTTGGTAGCACTGGGTCTAACTAAAAGCTACTTTGTGTCGGCGCCCGCGCCCTTTCATATATATTTTCCTTTAGAATGAGTGTTTAGTTTTTAAACACTCATTTTTTGCTGTTGACATTTAAAAAAAATTTTCGTATAATGTGGCGACAGGTTAAGGAGGATTTATATGAAAATATTATCCATAGATGCATCCACAAAGTCAACAGGGTATGGGATACTTGATGGCTTACAATTAATTGAATACAATTGTATTACTTCTGCATCAACAGATTTATTTAAACGTATTCATATTATGACTGATGCAATTCAAAAAATTTTACAAGAAAATACAGATATATCAAAAATTATTCTTGAAGAAGTGCGTCCTGAAGAAGGCTTACAAAATATAAAAACACATAAAGCATTATTATATCTACAAGGTTCTATTGCTATGATGGCTCACGATAATTTTCCTAAGATTGAGATAGAATACTTATATCCCAATGAATGGAGAAAACACTGCGGCATAAAAACTGGTAGCGGAGTTCGTCGCGAGTCCCTTAAACCAAAAGATATTGCTTTTGTAAAAGATAGATATAAAATCACAGTTAATGATGATATAGCCGATGCTATTGGCATTGGATATGCTTATCAAGTAATGCAAGGCGATAGTGATAAAATAGAATGGGAATAAAATAAAAAGGGAGATAATTATAAATCATCTCCCTTTAAATTATTTCTTCATAGCCTCATGCTCATGTTGCTCTGTTGCCATAGCTTCAATTTCTTTTTCTATTTTCTTGCTTTTCCAACAATAGTAATTAGCTTCTTCGAGGTCTTTAATCATATCAATAGTTGCACCCATTTCTTCATAATTAACTTCATCAAAATGTTCTTCTAACATTAATTTAGCATAATGAAGTAATTTATCTTCCATTTCACAATATTTACCCATAATAAACCTCCTTAAGCAACTCTATCTGCTATCAAGTTAGCATTAATTACAAGAACATTAGTAGAACTAATATTTCTTACACTAATCTGTGTGCAGCACCCTTTAGGAACATCTATGTATATTGAACTAGAAATGTTCCCATAAGAAAGTGCGGCAGCTGGTGTATAAATCATAATATTAGATGTTACAGGTTCTCCATTAACCGCAATAGCTAAAGAGATTGGACCTACTGTACCACCAGTAGGAATAGCAACATTCGCACCGAATGTAACTTTATATCTTGCACGGCACTGCTCTGTTAGTCCACGTAAAGTAATTAAACCACTACCTTCTCTATGGATTATGGAGCAGTTCCCGTCAACAGCAGTCTCATTAAATAAAACATTTTGCAGAGTTCCTACTGTTTGAACAGCACTATTAGTAATTTCCATATTGGTTTCCTCCACTATAGTTTTTAATTACTTAGGCTCCACAACCGCAACAGCTACCTGTGTATCCATATCCATAAGAATATCCTGTATAAGGATTAGGTACGATATAAGAAGGTCTAGGTTGAGGTGCAAGTGCACTTACAAGATATTGATTTTGAGCCTGTTGAGAAGCAGCAAATCTTAATGTTTGGTTCTCAGACTGAAGTGTAGCAATCTTATCTTGAGTTAAGAAGTCTAAGACTGCACGTGTTCCAGCGTTTTGATTGTCAATGATATCTCTTGCGCTGTCGGAAATTGCACGTCTTGTGTCACAAGATTGAGTAGCTAAATTATAATTTAACTGGCAGAAACCTTGTTCAATTTCCTTTTGGGTTTGGCAGCAACACGATGCTTGATTTGCAGCCATTGCAGAAAGTTGTGCGGTAATAGCATTTGTGTTTTGAATACCATTCATAGCTAAAGTATTAAAACCTTGCTGTGTCTGATAACCTAATTGACAAACTGCATTATCTACTCCGTGGAAACCGTTGTCAACTGCGGCACGGGTTTCTCCAAAGCCATTAAGTAAGCTTGTATTCATTGCATAGAAGCCATCACACAAACCCTGTTGAATACCTCTAACTCCATTTTCTACGCCTTGGAAGTTCATGTCCTGACATAAATCTGCACGTGTTAATGCTCCACTAGCTGCTGCGGTTACGGCACCATTACCACCGCCGAAACTGCCCCAGCCTCCGCCCATAAAGACGAATAAGAAGAGGATAATTATCCACCATGCACCTGAGCCGAAACTATCATCGCGTTTGTTTTCTCCTGTAGCTGCCGCAATATCGGACAAGCTATAACCTTGTGTATTGAACATATTTATATGTCCTCCTTTAAAATATTTATTTAGACTTAATGAATCCCTAGAGCTCGTTGAAATTCGTTAAGTTCTTTATCAAAGTCAATTCCTCTTTCTTTCGCTATATTCCTGACAACAGCCTCAATGCCTTCAGAATCTCCTTGTTGGGCAAGTTGGAGTAAATTCTGAAGCATTGGGTTGTTACCAGCTTGTTGTTGAAGTAATTGCATTGCAATAGCTTGGGGGTTATTGCCATTGCGCAATAGCGAAAGTAATAAGGTCATATTTTTATTCATTTTTATTTTCCTCCTTAAATTTTAAACTCGGTAGGCGCAGATGCTGGCTTAATGGCTTCCTGTATTTTAGCTAAAGCTGCATTAAACTCATCTCTTGTAACATAAGACGAGGCCGCCGCATTTTCATTAGCTTTTACATAAGTATTTAAACTAGCCGTACCATCTGCGTTAATCTGTTTAGTATAAATTTTATTATTAGCTAGATCAGTGAACACATAGAGAGACCCATCTAAGTCTATCTGTGAAGCACGAGCCTCATCTATGGATACTACTGGTCTACCTTTTATATAATTCTGCGGAGGAGCCGACATCGTAGGCGCATAATAAGGTGTTTCTGCCTGTCTTTGCGCCTGTCTCATCTGCATTTGGTATTGATATTGAGGATTATATGGTTGCTGTTGTTGTCCATAATAACCATTATTTTGTTGTGTTAAGTAATCATATTCGTGCATATCTTTAATCTCCTTTAGATATTTAATCTTTCCAAATTTATATAAAAATTTAATAACCCTCATTTTACAAGTTTGTATTAAAACTTTTAAATTTGGCAGGTAGTTAAAAAAATTTACAAATGGTAATAAAAAGGGTTGAAATTATAATATTTCAACCTTTAAAATAAATTACAGCTCAATCAGCTAATTAAAAAAATAAAGACAACTCAAAAAAGAGTTGTCTTTTATATTATATTAAATTCTTTCAAGAGCCTTCGTGCAAGATAGTGACATGGTGCCACTAACTGCGAGAGGTAAAGATATAGTTTTAATCATATAATCACCATTAATACTTGCATCCTTATTTTGCACTGTAATACGAGTATTAGGCTCAAGATAATAAATAGGAATTGCATTTAAAGAAATACTTTCATTATAACTTGTAGTGGTATATAATAAACTTCTTACATAATCATAAGCCGAATTACTTGTACCACCTGTAGCAATAGCATCATATACATTAGAGTCAACTTGAACATATTTCTGTCCTTTGGCAATACATTCTTCTCTAAGAGATTGTGTATTATCTTGTCCAGTTTCAATTAGTACAAAATCTGGAATATCTGGAGCAAATACACAATTTATACTTGTATCATTAACTACTTTAGGGCGGCGACCAATATTCTGCACAGAGAAATTAGAAATTTTTGCATCAGAGTCTATAAAATCTATATAGAAATTTATATTATTTCCATTGGTTTCTTTATATGTACCTTCATAAAGCGGCAGCCCCGTCTCAGAATCGTAAACCTGGCCATTTGCATCTTTAAGCGGGGTCGCCGCAATCTCAAATAACTTCGGCCATTCTTCTGCCATCTCTTCATAATAATAATTAAACTCATTATCTGCTTTTGCAAGAACACCTTTAAAATAAAGCACTTCTCGCCAATCATTTGGTTTCACTATGACGGGATATCCAATTGGATCATCTGGTTCTCCATCTACTAAATCGCCTAATTCATTTTTCTTTTTCCCATAATTATGCAATACAACAAAAGTATTATATTCTTCATTCCAAGTTAATACCCTATGATTATTTATATCATAATCATAATAATAAACTCCACTTTGAGGAAAATTCTTATTCTTATCATAAGATAATAATGTAATTACTTTTGCTCTTGTTACGGTAACAGTTCCATAATCATAAGTATAAGGTAAAATAGCAAAAGTATCTCCCAATTTAGGCTTCGTATCAATAACCAAATGGTATCTTAATACGCTTCCATCTGAATCACTGCTACTTTTTCTTAATCCCCAAATAATATAATCATTTTTAATATTAGTATATTGAGGACTATTAGAGTATGAAGTAATTAAATTGCCATCTGTAAATTCATAAACTGATTTACCTTTACTTCTGTTAATTAAATAATCACTATTGCTCAACCCAAGAGACAAGTCTAAAGTAGATTTAGATGTATTTAAATAATTCTTAATTTCTTGAAATATAAAGTTACCATAAATATCATAATAATACTCATAATTACCTAAAGTATTTTTAATTTTATCAAGGACTGAAGTAATAGTGTCTCCTGCATTTGCAGTTAGCTCTCCAGAGTAATAAAAATCAGAATAAATATACCCTATATCATCTCCATAATTATATTCAGTAATAAGCATTTTTGTACTATCAGCAGAAACATTTTTTATATAATAAATTTTACCTTCAATAAAGCTACTTAAAGCTGTCTGTTTTACATAAGAACCTGTTAATTCGTCTTTACAATAGTAAACATAATTTGAATTAAAAGCTTTTGTATTTTCTTCGTATTGAATATTACAGATATACCAAGTATTATCTTTTTGAACATATCTTTCTTCATCAATAGAATTAATATAACAAGGATAAGTTATGTTATCTACAGTTTTAGAGCTTAATGTTAATAATTCTAAAGTATAACTATCACTAACAGTATTATGAACTAAATAAACATTTTTATTTCCAGTCCATTTCATAACTTGTTTAATCTCATTATCTATATCATTTATAACAATTCGATTAAGAGCTTCTCCACCATATTCATAAACTAACTGCTGAATAATCGTATAAATTAAAGTCTTTTTAGTGGTAATATTTCCATCTTCATCTTCAATATCAATAGAATCGAAAGTTGCGGCCGCGGGTAAGTTGCCGCCACAAGTTCCATTTAAAAGACACATCTTATCTTCAAGCTGTAATGATATAGTTAATCCACTTGAACTATGTGATACTGAAGGTGTCTTAATTATATATATACCTTCAGGAAACCATATAGTTTTATATTGAGTATATTGATTAGTAGTATTAGTAAAACCAACTTCTAATTCAATCTTTTTATTAATTGATAATAAGTTGTTAACATCTAAGATATTATAATTACTATCATCTGCTATTATAGTTAAATTAGCAGTGCGGCGCACACTAGAAGAACCATTAATATTAATAGTTCCACTAGTGGCTTTGCCTTGTATTTCTGCTATTGGGTATTCTTCATTCCAAGTTAAAACTGTTATTTTAACAAACTGTTCTTTAACTTTTAGCTCATCAATAGTTTTAAGAAACGCTGCATCATTAAGATATTCATAATGTTTAATTTGCATTGCCGCCTCCTTTTACTCTTGATATTGTTCTTCGTTAAGAATAAGTGTATATTTATCATTACTTTCAGTATAATCATATAGCTGCTGATAACTAATATATGCGGTACTAGTATCTTCATTATATCCATTCTCTCTATTCTGTCCTTGAATAGTTTCAAGAATATAGCGAGAGGTTAATACTTCATTACTAGGTTCTGCTATAATATCATATTTATAATAATTATCAATAGTGCAAGCATCAATTTCAGTTGCTGTTGCTGTAAATGAATATACTAAACGACCAAGTTGCTGATTAGGAGTAAATGATATATTAGTTAATTTAACTAAAATATTTCCTTCTGTCGCTGAGCGGAATAATTTTACCGAATTATCAGTTAAAAAATCAATAACTTTATCTCTAAATAATTTTTCAAAAATATAATCTCTATATTCACTTATATTGTTATCTAAATTATATTGTTCATATAAAGATAAAGCTGTTTTAAATGCCTCACTTTTACTTAAGAATAATGATTCTTGAGTTGTAGATTTTTTAGTTTTTATACTATCTGATAAATTTTCTACATCTGTTATATCCTTATCTGGATCAGCTAAAGAAGATATAAGTCCACCAATTTGAAATTGACGATATTTATTATTACCATTGCGGCGAACATATGGATATTGCGAACCAAGAGTCGTGGTAATAGACTCTGTAACTACACATTTATAAGAAGTAATAGTCGGATTAAACTTAATAACTAATTGAGCTTTATTATTAAGTAAATACATATCATCTAAATTAATCATTACAATAGATGACAATATAGGTGCATTATCTGTTGTATCTTTATCATCTATATATTGAAGGGAATATTTATATAATATTCCACTTTCTGCTGTCATATCATACCAAGTATAATTACTAAATCTTTGTAAAAATTTAATTTTTAATTTATGTATAATTTCCCAAGTATTAAAGTTACTAGCAAAAGAAGTTCGTCTAATATATAAAGTACCTGAAGATGGAGTGCTACCTCGAGTTAAGGAAGCAACAATTTGCATAAGACCTAAATCATTATCTGGAGTAACAGTCAACAGTCCTTGTAAATAATTTAAGTCAGATTTTTCTATTTCTACAGTTTTTTTATAAATACCTGAATAACCATTAATTGTAGTATAATTAATTACAATAGTATAAGTGAAACCATTTTTTAAATTATATTTAATATCATAATAAAAATGATTTGGAGAAGAGAAATTGGTATATAGAATGTCACTTTCTTCTATTAATATATTATTACTATCATAAATAAGAACTTGATAGGTATTTAAAAATTCATCTTCTGTTTCATCTTCGGTGGTGGTAAAAGACAAGAGTGCATCAATAGAAGTTAAAGCAGAAACTGCGGCAACCTGGTCTGAGGTAGCTTCAAGTTTAGTTATTGTTAATTTAGGCTCAGCTATTGCGCGAATAAGACAAGCAGTTGACCATTCCGAAAAATAATTCGCATTATTATTAAGCCAGGTCTCTGTAACATCATCCCCGTTTAATTTAACACTAGACGAGGTCCCGCGCAATTGCACTTTATAATATTGTCCATAATTAATACTATAAACTCTTTCATAGTAAATATTTGTTTCTAATTCTGGCTCCTCTGCTTCTACATATTCATCATCTTTTTTAGTATATGTATAATACTTTTTATTCTCTTTAACTTCCTTATCTGTTGTCAAAGTATATGTATAAAAATCGCTATTCGGAATTTCAACAAAATAACCTTTTTCATTATCTTCTTGAATTTTAGCCATTTTAATTCCAGTAGGATATTTTTGAGAATTAAATAATGTTTTATTAGTATTAGGATTAACGAGTTTAATTTGTATCAAATCTGTATTAAATTCGCTTATAGCATTAAAAGCTGGAAGACTAAAATATATCTTACAGCTCTCTTCTTCTCTTATAAACGCTGGCATATAGGAATCTACAATAAATGGATATAAATTAGTACTTGCCATATCTTTCTCCTTTTAATCTCTTTTTAATTACTTCTTATCTTCCTTATTATTTTTCTCTTCTTCTCTTATGGGAGAAACTTTAGGAAGCTTACGAATATCATTAATTAAATCTTCAACATAGCTATTGCCGCCTTCCTGTAAATAGTTAGCAAAACGTCTTTCAATACAGTCAAGATCATAATCATCAACCCAACCTTGAAGCATTAATTTACGATACTTCTCTGCAATCCAGGCTTTAATATCATTCTTATCTGAATCAATTAAAATATGGACGCATCTTCTTAAATCATTTATTTCTTCTGACTGTTGCTTTTGCACTGCGGCAATTTCTTCATTATCTTTTGTTTCTTTATCTTCTTTCTTTATGCTACTCTTTTGTCTATTTTTAAACCAATCAATAAGAGTAAGTACTTCTTTTACAGCTAAAGCAAAAAGAAAAACAATAAGTAATATATCTACAATAGGATAATTATTAAATAAAGTTTCAAAAGCAGATGCTAATAATAGCATAATTCATTTACCTCCTCGTCAGTAAGATATTTTATATCTTCTACTTATATATATCAAAAAATCTTACTTAAAATGAATTATCTTAGTCCAAAAATAAAATAGGCTTCATTAAGAGCCTATTTTTTCTTCTAATTTCTTTAAACGAATTAATATATCTTGAACTTTAGTTAATGTAACCATATGAAGTTGGTTATATTCAACAGATAAAATATTTCCACTATCATCTATCATATTAGGATATATTTCTTGCAAATCTTGAGCGATAATACCAAAAGATTCAACATCTGCTCTTTTTTCTGCATCTTGAAGTTTTTCTTCGTAATATTCTTCTAATATTCCTTTTAAAGACTCCAATGAAATATAATTATTATCATATGCCTCAAATAATTCTTTATATTCATCTTTAATTTTATCTTCAAAAATACCATTTTGAATATTCTCAATAGATTTTTTAATATCAGAGATTTCTTGATAACCTCTCTTCCATTTATACCTCTTAGGTTTCAATGATAAAAATTCTTCATCAGAAACTTCTAAAGTATTAATATCTTGTTTTAATGATATATCAGATGCACTTGATAAATAACCTGATGCAGATATAGTAAAAACTTTAGCGCCATTATCTTCATCATAATAACATAATGAATATCCACCATCACATGGTGACCACATTGTAATCCAATCTCCATTAAATTGAACTCCAGATGATTCATCGTTTCCCTGAGAAATACTTACGCCTGTTGAACTTAAATATGAGCTACCGTTTGAATAATTACTTCCACTACCAGTTTCACCATGATAAGTAGGATAACCTTTACATATAGAAATACTAGATGCTAAACTTAAGTCAGCAAGAGGTTTTGAAAAACTAAAATTACTGCCATCAAATGATAAATATCCATAAGAACTACCATTGTATTGCTGCATTACAAGTTTTGTTGCCCCATTAGCTCCTTTTATGCAAAAACCACCTGAAACATTCTGATCTCCCATATAAACATCATCACCAACAGTATTCCAAGTAGCATTAGCAAAATTTAAAGCTCCTGTCATAGTACCGCCAGATTTTAATAAAGCTGTATTTACAGTAGCTACTTGACTGCCCTGTGTATATAAAGAACCATCTCTATTAATTCTTACTCTAGCACTATCATTTGATTCATTGCCATCTCCAGTTATAATTAAATAGGTCGAATCAGATGGTCTACCAATAATCATGCCTTTAGTAGTATCTCCACCACTAGTAGTTCCTTTATTAGCACCCATATTTATAACTGACCAGCCTGTATCAGAATTTATTCTTAATCCTTCATTATAGCTACCAGCATTAGTAACATCAATAGCAAGAACTCCTGTTATAACTCCACCCGATAGCGGTAGATAACTATGTGTATGACCTTCTAATGAAATTGTACCTGAAGTTTTTGGAACTGTTACTGTATATGCTGCATTATTACTAGTATTATATCCTCTAAATACAATAGTCTCTCCTGTTCCGCCATCATCGCCAGTCGCAATTTCTAATACGGTATCTGATTCACCAGTACCAGTAACTCGTAACCAAGCGGCATCATTATTAGTTCCTGGGTTAGAAAATGCAATACCGTTTTTAGCAATACCCGCATAACTAGTAGTAATTTTAGTTCCATCAATATAAGGAATTCCATTAGTTGTAGTTAATGAGCCACCTATAAGCGCTCCTTTTGCCGTATAAAGTTGATTAGGAATAGATAAAGTACCATTTGCGTTATATGTCATTATTTTTGCAGATGCTTCGCCATCTTGGCAATTAGAATAAAATTCTATGCTACTATCATTAGCAATTACCATTCTTTCAGAGCCACCCGACTCCAGAGTAATGACATCAGCACTTTCACCACCACCAATGACAGTCGCTCCACCACCGCCAATACGTATACCATTACCATAGGTATCGCCAGTGTTGTCTACAAATTTAATCATATTATAAGTAGCTTTTGTACCTTTATATGATATAGCATTAGTTAATTGTAAACCAACAGAACCAATCCAACCATTATTATAAAAAGCTATATCTGCTGTTTGAGCGTTATTACCACTTGAAAAATTTGTATCTGTAATATAAGATAAATGTAACGTATCAGAAGTATAAGGTCCTAAATCCCAAGAACCACTTGCTGATTTTATACTTAAAATAGGACTATAGGCATCACTAGCGCAAGAAGTGGTTCTAAACATTGCATTGCTACGACCATTTACCCATGAACTGTTGGTTCCAACTTTTTGTATTTGTCCTGTTATGGTATCTCCTGCTTTTTTAACATAAAGATCATCTGCATTAGTACAATATAAATCAGTGCTTATATTACCAATTTTTAAAGTACCTATTTTCGTACCTGAACTTAAAGATCTAGTAAAACTTGTATTCTCTGCATCTAATACATAATAATTAGTTCTTGTATTATTAACTAATTTACTAATCATAAGTCCAGTAGTATCATCGCCCGCAGAAATGCAAGTTTTACCAGTAGAGTGAGTTCCACCAGTATAATCTGCACCAATCCATAAGGCGGTATCATTATGTCCAATAAGTGGAATTTGATTTCCGCTAGAGTCTTTTGTCCATATGCCACCAGTTGAACTTAATAAATTAGATATATATATTTTACCTAAACTTAAAGTTTTTGCGCTAGGATTATATATAAAAGAAGTATCATATACAGGTTTTGCTTTATTTGTATTATCTGCAAACCAAACTACTCTATATGCATTAGCTGTTCCTTCTCCCATATCATATATTTGATTTATATATCTTGTATAAGAAGTTCCATTACTACCAGTTAGCGTCACTGAATTTCCACTACCAGTATCAATAGAATAAGTTATATGAGTATCTTTTTCACAATATAAATCTGTACTTGTTCCATTCATTGTTATAGTTGCAATTTTCGTTCCCGAAGTTAAATTAGATGTTACACTAAAATCCCCTTGAATTGCTAACGTGCCAGTCTTATTAGGCCAAGTATATACATAACTTTTATTTGTAACTGAATTGATGCCTATTTTTAAAGCTAAATTACTAGCATCACTAGTTGCTGATTCTGTTGTATTTTTCCAAAAGCTCCAAATACCACCATACTCATAAAAATCTACTTGATTATGATTAGTATATCCAAAATCAATAGCGTGATGATAAGATGCGGCAGTGCCCTCTCCGCGCATCTTCTTAGTTTGAAAATAATGAGTATCATCATCTCCAGTCTGTATATAATAACCTATTAAATTAGTTGTAAAGGTTTTTTGACCATCGATGGTTTGTGCCTCATCGATGGTCACAACCTTTGAAAAATTTTCGTTTATTGTTTTTAAATTTTCATTGGGAAAAACTCCTGTAAGGACTTTGTTTAACGCCATTTTTATATATCTCCTTTATCTTATTTTTAATTAAGATAATTATTAACGACCTTAAAGTTCTTCCCCCTTACCGTGTAAAAAATATTTGCAATACTTTTTACTTCAACTTATCATATTTTATTTATCATACTATCTTTAAAGTGGACTATGATAAATATCCACTATTTTTATTTTATTGTTTCTTTTTGACAAAATAATTTTTGAAATAATAAATCAAATCTTCTTGTAGTATAATAAGCATTACAATGTTTTAAATGACCTTTAAAAGATATAAATGAAGTTTTTATATCTTCCAATGCCATTTTACCTTCATCATACCATTTTTTAAATTTTTTTAATTTATGACGCATTTTTGTTATATGTTTTCTTACTGGCTTTACAATTACTTTACCTGATTTAGTTAAAATAAATTTTCTTTGTAAAAAAGTGATACCATGCGAAATTTTCACAATTTGTGTCTTTTTTTGATTTAATTTAATTCCATATTTATCACAAATTTGTTTTATATTAGATAAACATTTTTGTAAATATTCTTTATCTCCATATAATAAATATCCATCATCCATATAGCGTGCATAATTTTTTATATGTAATATTTCTTTTATATAATGATCTAATTCACTTGGATATCGTAATGCGGAAATCTGAGATATTTGGCTCCCCAAACCTAGCCCCTCCGCACCAAAATCATCAATTAATTGATTAACCAAATCTATAATATGTTTATCTGTAAGAGAATTATTTATTATTTCTTTTAAAATATTATGTTTAATATTATCAAAATATTTAGAAAAATCAAATACTAATGCATATCCATTTGTCCTATACTTTTGATAATGTCGGTGTAGATGCACTTTTAGTCTTCTAACTGCAAAATCTACACCTTTTCCTTTAATACAAGCTCCATTGTCGTAAATAAACGAACGACTTAAAATTGGAGTTAATGAATAATCACATAAACATCGTTGAACAATTCTTTCTGATATATGAACAGCTCTAATATGTCGTAATTTACCTCTTTCGCATATTATAAATTCTTTAAATCCACGACTTTTAAAATTATATGCTTTTAATTGAGTTAATGTATTATTAATATTAACTATTGCATTAATTTTATATCTTTGAGTACTTTCTTTCCACCCTACTCCACGACAACATTTTTTATATGAGTCATAAAGATGTTCAAAGGTAAAAACTTTATCATAATTATCAAAATCTTTTATTTGTTGCTGTTTATGTTGTAATCGTTTTTGTTTTCTGCGTTGATAACGCATTTCATGTCGTTCTGTGCTAGTCATAAAAAATTAAAATTAAAATTTAAACCTCGTACAATCAAAATATAGTTATGGAATATGATTGCTAGTGATATTAACCATTAAACTAATATACCATAATAATTAGCAATGCAAGAAGCGTCCGATTAATCACAACGGGTTTATCATTTATCCTATATAGGAAAGGTTATACACCCCTTCTGTAATGGTGTTTAATTCACCCATAAAATGGGGTACTTTGTTGAACCAGGGTCTACAGAAGCCGAAGGTGACGTCATTGGTGTTAGACGCGTTGTTGTTGTTCATCGTGCCACTAGAGTTGACGTTGTTGAAGTTAGTCGTATTCGTCGCATTAGGAGAACGCAACCACTACATGCCCAAATGCGGTATATAACCTATAAGAATAAATTAAATTAAATTATTATATTCCTTTTTATCATTTTCACTTAAAATATCAAGTAATTTAGTTTCATCTGTTATAAGTTTTGCCCATCTTGTCCAAACATTACTTTTTATAGGTTTTCTTTTTTCTGTTATAGATATAAATTCATGTGCAATATCTAATTGAGAAATTAAACATTGCAAATGACAATTTGCTTTTGTTATATATTCATGACGCATATTAGCATCATTTAATGTCAAAACAGAAATACTATTTGCAGCTCTTACATTATTATAAATAGCCGTAGCTAAAGATACAATATCTTTAGTAATTAAAAACATAAAACGTTTTGGAAACCTTGAACATTGTTTTATTGTATAAATTTCTAATTCACGAGCGGTATCTAAATATTGTATTCTACTTTTGCTGCGTCGAGATTTTAATACTGACATCTATTATTCTTCCTTTTCTATATTATCATTTGTTAATGGCTCAAAATATATTACTTTCCAACTTTCATTATCTTTAATATCTAAATTTTCTAATATGATAGTAGGACAAGCACCTTGTCCAAGATAAATATCATCACTTGTTTTTAAATTTCTGCTGTACCAACCTATAGGAGAACCATCATATTTATAAATATAATGTTGCTTATTTCCTTTAATATGAAGGCGATTATTTTCTGTATATACCACACCATTAAGTGCAGTTGCAATAACATTATCAGCAGGTAATTGCTCTAAAATAGATTTTAAAAAATAAGTCATATTTTTTCTTCCTTTTTAATTTGCTAATTAAATGCACAAGCCGAAGGCGACGCCAATGGCGCCAGACGCGGAGTAGCGGCTCACCGAGCCACTAGAGGAGACGTCGCGGAAGCTAGCCGCATCCGCCGCAGAAGGAGAACGCAACCAATAATAATTTGCATTTCCTGCTCCATTAGATAAATATTTAATTCTATTAGCTGCCACAGTTCCATCTACTACACTCTTATAATACTCATATTGTTCACCTTCATTACTATATGGAACAGAGGTTGCAGGGCTTGTTGATGAACCAATAATCTCAATAATTGAAAACAACCATAATTTATCTGTAGATGTAGTAATATCAGTTGATTGATTACCTGCAGATGCTTTCTTTAAGACAGGCTTAATAATTTCTTTTAAGTCAGTAGGTAATTGTGAATATATAGTTTCTAATGTATCTGTTCTCATCAATGATTGATCCCAACCACCAACATTAGTATTAGAACTATTCATTGGATAAGTAGTTGCAAGTAAATTTTTCATACCAAACGAGATAGGTGCTTTTCCGCTGCCGTCTGCCAAATCATCGTGAGCAAACCCCATGATCACGAAAGTAACTTCTTCGCCAGTAGTTAAAGTAATTGTTTTTTCGTCGCCTACCTCCCACAAACTTGACGCTGTACCTGCTTTTCCTGCTGAATTGATTTCTTCCCAGGTAGAAACTGAAAGAGATTTTACGATTTTTGCCGAAATTGATGCTGTCGCAGCTATACAATTTGACGTAGCGTTAACCGTTACAGTTATCGTACAACTACCATTTCCTGCAGATGTAACTATTACACTATTATTATTTACAGAAACTGTAGCAACAGATATATCACTCGATATCGCCGTAATCGCACCATCACTATTGGTAGTGACTGTAACTGTATCTGTTGTACCAGTAGCACCCTTTATGGAAACGCTGGTTTTATCAAGTGAGATTGTACTTGTAAGTTTGTTTATAGTCCACGTTTTAGTAATAGCTCCCGTATAGTCACCGCTTCCTATAATTAAAAGCGTATAACTTCCAGCATTTGTCGCCGTGTTCCCTGTCAAAACATAATCTTTATTTTCTTGTAATGTTACACCATTTAGTGATACTGTAACATTTTGAGTCTTTACACTTCCGTCGTAGGTGTTTGAGTTTGTGAGGGTGATTGTCGCACCTGAAATTGAAGTACCTGAATCAGGTAGCATCGACTTAGGTACTTTGCCATCGCTATCCAACGTAGCAACACCGTTAGCTACACCCATTTCACTACGTTTAACCTGTGCATCGTTAGTGACATTATCTAACCCAACGTCACTTTTTGTATAATTATCTTTAGCAATAAGTTGGTATTGAGTGCCGTCATATATAAAAATAGCAGTATCACCAGCATTTATAATACCATCAGTAATTACCGCTCCTTGATAATAAATAGATTTAGCTCCTTGGCTATTAACATTTAAAGTTGCAGAAGCTGGAACAGTGTATGTAAATTTAACAGCTACAATACCATTAGGTTGTAAACTATAATTAGATAAAGTTGCTACTTTAGTCGCCGTATCTGCTGCGGTTGAGCATGTAGCATACCCTTGTCCTAAAGACGCATTTGTATAAGTTGTATTAGTATCGGTATCAGCACTTTTACCTATAAATACATAATAAGTACCATCATAAACGTATTCAATATATAAACTAGCAGTTCCTGCCATTGCTAAATTACTATTTGTAATTTGTGCTGTATTATACCAAATAGGCTTTGCTCCAGTTCCATTAACATTTAAGGTAGGTGAAGATGCTGTATTAGTATAACTAAATTTAACAGTAATAGTTGCACCAGGCTCTAAAGTCCAAGAGCAACCAGTATTAAGAGTTACTATTTTTGCAGCAGTCCCCGCTGCAGTAGAGCAGGTACCTGCAGCAGAATCTCTTATTCTATCAGTGGTAGTAATAAGTGCATTAAATTGATCATTAATATTTTTAGCATTATTTAAAGGGAGGTCTCCCTTTTGAACTATACTTAATGCCATTTTATTTCGTCCCCCTTTTAATTAATATCTAATATAAATTAATATTAATTAAATTTATATCTTATTGAGCAATGACATTGTAGCCACCACCCAATAAGATATTATATAAAAATTATGTGTCCAAGTCAATATAAATCGACTTTAAAGTTATAACAATTTAATTATATATTTTAATTTAGCACCGCTAATAGCTATATCAGACTTAATTGAAATCTTATAATCTGAGGTAACATCGATAGCAACATCAAGCTGCTCGCCCGTAGAAGCATACAAACCAATAGGGAAAATATTATCCATACTTGAGGCAAGAGCCGAAGAAGTATAAGTATAAGTACCATCATCATTTGCTGTAAAGGTTACTGTAGTACAATAAGCCGCAACATTATGAGTATTAGTATCTGTCCAAGGAACATTAACAGCTAAATAGCCGCTCTTGTCTACTTGAACTGCATAGAACTTAGAAGATGCGCCCGCAGTATAAGAAGAGTCATAAGAAGCAACAGTTTCATTTTTAAGTTTTGCTTTATATGTATATGTACCACTTGTACCAGCATTACCACTACCAACTAAGCCGACTCCTGCAGAATGACTATGTGCAGTATTAGTATCACTCCAAGGAACATAAACCGCAAGTTTCTTATTGCTATCTAATTGCACTGCATAAAACTTAGACGTACCTCCAGTAGTAAAACTTGATGCATTAGAAGCAACCGTTTCATCGACAAGAGAAGCCTTAAATGTTGTACTAGTTAAAGTTAAACCGACTCCTGCGCTATATGTAGTATTAGTGTAAGATGACGCAATAGTAATATTACCACTTGCATCAGTCTTAACGGTAACATTACTGCCGCCCTTAATTTGATAAGAATTTCTTACTGTACTATTTTCAACTAAATTAATATAAGGATTAGATGTTTCTGCTGTAACTTTACTTTGAGAATCTGCAGCACTTCCTACAATTAAGCTAGCAGTATAGTGAGTATCTGAATCATCTCTCCAACCAGGGTTGCCATTTGCATCTGTTTTCCATACTTTATTTGCATTACTTGTAGTAGGTGCAGACACATAACCAGCCGCATTTACAGTATTTGCTACCCAGGTATTAGAATCAATTTCACCATGAACTACTGACCAAGTTGCTGCAGTGGTATCCGTCTTAACTGTTTCACAAATAAGCATATCACTCGCATGATAACTACTAAAAGCTGCTGCAACTCTGCAGAAATCACCTTTTGCAGGAGTTAAAGCAGTTAAATCATTTGCACTACTAATTGTGCCTAAATAATTACTTGCGCCAACAACCTTTGCATCTACATATGCTTTGGTAGCGGGGTTCATATCAGCTGTAGGAGCTAATACAGTCACAGCACCTGTGAACGCACCACCGCTCTTAGGCATAGCATTATCTGCTTTTGTACCTTGTGCAGATGTAGCATAAGCACTAGAAGCTGTAAATGCAGCAGTTCCTAAAGCACCACTAGCATGAGGAATTAACTGACCAGAAGTATTAGTAACAACAGGTACATTAGCTGTAGAGCCTAAAGCGGAGCCGTTTATAGGAACGTTACCACTTGCACTTCCCGCTGTTCTATATGCAGCAGAACCAAGACCATATACAGCCACTTCATAAGAGCTTCCGCTGCTAGGAGTAACTTTAATCTGACCGTTTGAAGTACCAGTCGCAATAGTATAAGTTGTATTTGTATTAGTAGGGACTACCCAGGTACCATCACCTCTTAAAAATTTAGCTTGGTCTCCTGCAGCAGGAGCAGGAACTAAACCTTCCTTGCCTGCCGCACTTGAAGTAGCAGCTTTCATTGCATAAAGTGTTAGAGTGACGGCCGCGCTTGCAGGATTATAACTGGTTATACTTGTTCCACCTGTCAAAGTAGAACTTGTAGCAATAGTTAAACTATTTATAGTTTGATGACTTGTTAATACTTCTTTTCCATCGCTATACAGTTTAGTTGCATAGAAATAACCATCATAATTTAATCTTGTGCTTAAAGTAGGATCGGTTGTTCCAGTATAGAACGCCGCAGTAGTTTTCTTAGCTGAATAAGGTGCTAAAGCATAAGTAACAGCATTAGTACCATTAGTACCTGTTAAATCCCAAAGACCATCTGTAGCATTAGCTGTAATAGTAAAAGATGTAGTATTGTTATCTGTCCAAGGTACATTAACAGCTAAATGACCATCTTTATCTAATTGAACAGAATAAAACTTAGAAGCTGCACCAGCCGTGTAACTAGATGCATTAGATGCTACCGTATAATTTTTTAAATCTGCTTTTAAAACTTTATTATCATAAACAATACCATCAGCAGTTTCACTACCAACAGTTTCTAAAGTTTTTTGAATTTCGTCAATAGCTGAACCAAGATCATCAAACTTCTCATTCGCTGCAGCATAGTTCGCTGCTTTATCAACACCTAGTTGAAGAATTTTTTCAATTTCTGCCATTTAATCATTCTCCTCTTATTATTATTTTTCCATTTATTTTTACATCTAAGATTATAGCAACCTTACCTGTAAAATACTTTTTTAAACTAAAGTCAATTGTTTCTTCATAATCATCTTTTTTAATTTTAATAACAACAACTTTAGTTACTTTCTTTTTTCCATGCTCTGATGCGGGAATTTCATAACGCCAAGCATTGTTATACCATTCCCACGCCTCATCATCTTCCGCAATCTCCTTAATATATACAGACTTCATATCTGTAATATTATCTTTAATAGCAGAAATTTGAGAAGATAAGTCCCCCTCTGTTTGAATATTTATTTTGCTAATGTCGCCAATTACATCAACAAGAGTTTTATCATCTTGATAATCTATGTTCTTGGCGGCCGCCCCTATTGGTATCTCTTCCCCAAAAGTACCATTTGGGAGCATTTGTCTTACATAAGTTATTCTGCTCATTGTTAACTCCTTATGTTTTTATATTATATATTTTGATGTAATAAAATGAAACCATTAAATTTTACATCTGATATAACTGTAATAGTAGTACTTTCTTTAATTACTTCAAGGTTTGGAATTAGATGGTATCTAGTTGTTGAATCATTTTCATACCTATATACTGCTACAGGTTCATAACTTTCATTATTTAAGGTATAAACAAAATCACTTGTACCCTCTCCCGCCCAATCAGTAGTTTTAATCTCTTGTTTCTTAGTTATTGCCCCCGCATCAACAAGAGCATTAGTACTATTATTCCATTTAACGACCTTTCCATTTGCCAGCTTATCTCTAACAACAATAGAAAGTCCTTCATTTCCGCTGAATGTAAATACTCCACTCGTATCAATACTGCCTAAACCAAGTTTAACAGTATCATCACTTGGATCGTAACAAATACCATAAGTATCTGTTGAATTTTTATTTATAGCTAAACCTGATAAATTAACAATAGCTGTTTTACCAGAGTTAGTTTCAATTAAATTATCTTTAACTTTTAAAGTTTCACTATCAATAGTAGTTGTAGTACCATTAACAATAAGATTACCTTGAACAGTTAAATTCTTTTTTACTTCTGCATTTGAAGTAAAAGTTGCATCTTTTGCTACGCTTAAAGTACCATTTAAAATGCTATTTCCGCTTACTGTTAATGTGCTACTTAAAGTCGCTGCTTTTGAAACTCCTAACGTGCCACTCAATGTTGTATTGCCTGTAATACTTAAAGTGCTTTTGCCTATAATACCTTGAGTAACAGTTAAAGTTTGGGCAATCTCCGCAGCTTTCTTAAAAGTAGCTTTCTCAGCAACAGACAAAGTGCTATTAAAAGACGCGGCGCCCGCTACAGAGAGCGTATCTTTAAGAGTTGAAGTTCCATCAACTATAAGATTTTCTACTACTTCAACATTTCCATTGACAGTACCACCATCTTCTGTAGATAAATAATATTTATTTTCAACTTTTGGAATACCTAAATCTATTGGATTTAAAGTAACAGCTCCTGCTTTTTCAACATCAATTAAATTGCCTGTCTCATCATATTCTTTACCTATAATAGATGTTACCATAGTACTTACATACCATAAATGACAAATATCTCCATCTATTGCAGTAATCATAAAATATGAACCAGTTTTTTGAGAAATAACAAAATCTGCTATATCAATATTTTTTCCTGCAGGAATATTAATATATTTTTTATTTATCTCTATTGTATTTGAATTAATTATAGGACAATCAGCTAAATCTTCATTTAAAAGATAAGCAATTCCTAAGCCATTTCGTTGAATTTGCTCAAATAATATTTCATTAGATAGATTTCGTAAATCTCTTATTTGAGTTGTCAAATTACCTTCGGTTTGCGGATCGTAATCTGGACCTAATAATGTATATAAGTTAGTATCATTATATATAATATAATTAGCATCCACAGATAATGGATAAGCATCACTATACCCATTCTTAGGAGTCTTTATTATAACTTTTTGAATTATTTTATTTTCACTCATTTAAAAACTCCTTTATCTTTTTATTAAAACCAATACACTAGCTTTACCAGAAGCTGCATCATTCCAAATACGTAAATCTCCATCGCTTCCGCCAAAATCAAAACCAAAAGCAGGCCCATTATGATCCCCCGTTAAATTAGGTTTTCCTTTCCAAGCAGAGACTTGAATATTTAAAATATCACTTTTATCATTCCATTGTTTATGACTATCTGTTAATGTATTAGTACCATCCATGTCTATAGTATCAGTTATACAATATAATATTTTTAAATTACCAAAATAAAAAGTAGACCAGTGTCCAGAGCCATTATCTCCAAAATGAGGAGTGCTTGAAAAAGATGTAGAAAATAATTCTTTCCCATCTGAATAATAAAAATCTGTTGCGTAAACATTGCCAGTGATATTTAATGAAGGAATTTTTATTAAATTAGCAACTTTTAAATTATTAACATAAATATTATTCCAATAAAGACTTGAACTACCTAGGTCTCGTTCATTAGTTTTATTTGGCAATATATTTTTATAAGTAGTTAAATTATTTGAAGTAGCCTCAAAAATATCTGAAACAACTAATGAAGAAATGGTGGTTGCTCCAGCGGATAAAGTACCTCCTACAGTAGTATTTCCACTTACTGTTAAGGCATCATTTAGAGTGGTATTTTTACTTACAAATAACTTACCTTTTAATTCAGAATCATTATTTACAACTAATGCAGTAATACTAGGAGCTGTTAAAACTCCATTTAAAGTAACATCCCCACTTATTTCAACATTGCCACTCTCTTTTTTGACTACTAAACCATTTTTCTTTTCAGAACTAGTACCAACACCTACTATTAACGCGGCGGCCGCATCTTCTACATTATAAGTTCCCAATACAATTTGATTTGATTGAGATGTTTGAAGTCCTAAACCTATAACTGCCGCACATTCAACATGATTACCTATAGTATTATTCTGACCTGCCGTAAAATTAAATGCGGTTAATGTTGTATCGGTATCACTACTATCATTTTTTTCTTTTCCTATTATATTGCCAGAACCAAAAGCAGTAGAATAATAAGCATATACATTATTTTCTGGTGCAGATAATGTATTTGAACTATGAATCACCTGTTTTAAAGAACCAGAAGGACTAGGACTACTATATGAGTTATCATTAACGAGATATAAAGAACTAGTTTCATTATAAAAAATTTCTAAATCTTGGCTTGTATTATCATCAAATGCAAAATTTAATTTTGCTTTATCAGTACTTTTATTAACTGAAACTGAAGAAATTCCTTTTCCCTTTAAAGATTTTAACCACTCATCTTTTGTTAAAGCTGTTTCTGTATTAGGAACAGTATCTTTATATATTTCATAAGCAGATTCACCTTTTAAAGAAGCTATCCATAACTTTTTATTATCATTGCTATAAGGATCTTCTTCATTACCTCCTAAGGTTTTAATTAAGTTCTTATCTAAATCAAGAGCAATACCATATGCGCTTAAGCTTAATATCCAATTTTTTTCATTGGAAGCACTAGTGGTTTCTTGACTCTTTGCGATATCATATGCGGAAGGTCCAGCAAGTTGTCCTGCATTATACCAAGCTTTTGTTCCTTTCTCTTTATCTGTAGTATAAATATATACATATTTTTTTTCATTACCATCTTCAACTAAATAAGCAACATCTTCTTCTTTAGATGGAATATATTTTGCAATATCTGTTAAATTATCTAACTTTAAATATCCTGTAATGGTAAAAGATGAGCCAGTATCACCCTTTTCACCTTTATCACCCTTTGCCCCAGTAGCACCTGGGTCTCCTTGTTCTCCACCCATTCTAATCCAATTATATTCTGCGGGCGTTTCATATCCAAGAGCATAACCCAGATAATATGTACTTCCAAGGTCATTAGACCAGGTGTCTACAGCATTTGCATCTGTGCCGTCTTTACTAAAGACTATATACATATTTTTCCCATCTAGTCCATTGCTACCTTTCTCTGTGTTAAAAGAATTTTCTAATTCACCTAGACGATCATTAAAATCAGATAAAAGTTCAGTTAAAGATTGATTTGCAGCTCCATATTTTACATAATCTACAGTGGTCCCGATATAGGCGGGTTCTTCAGAGTATCCACCTGAAGCCAATCTAATCTTCACTTTATCTACTATATTAGATGACATTTATCGAACCTCCTTTTTTATCTTCTTACTAAATTATATCAAAAATATTAAATTAAAATGATTTATTTCCGACCAAAAGAAAAAAAGCTAGCAGATTACTGCCAGCTTGACATATATTTAGTACCTAATGAAGTTGCTTGTCCTTCAAACCAAATTGCATCATATTCTGTAGGCGGGCGGAGGCCGCGTCTATAATACTTTAACTCTCGATACCAATATCTAATAGCCGAGGGTATTTCAATAACAAATGCATCTAAAGGTCCCCACCAACAATTTTGAAAAGTATGCCCAAATTCGTGGTTTTTAATATGTTGACTTGGATTCTCATTCGTTAAAATAACTAGACCTAAACTTACACCACCCCAGTTCTTTCCAACTTCGAAACGGATACCGCCGCCATTTTTATGAGGCTTATGACCAGTGATAAGCATAACTAAAGCTACAATTCCGCCTACTAAGACCATGGGAAGTCCCCAAGTAAAAGATAAAAAATAATACAAATATTTATTTTTCATTTCATTTTTCCTCCAAAATAAAAAATACCTATATTTATTAAAAATATAGGTATAATTATTATATTAATTTGTCCAAAGCCGCTTAGTCTACAAAATTAACCACGCCCTCAAGCGACGCAAGGTCTGCCGCGCTAAGCTCTTGATCTCCAAGACTCTCGATTGAAAGTTCTATGGGTTCAATGCCTTCAGCTTCTAAGGTCTTAAGTTCTGTATATTTTTCATTAAAGCCTTTAAAATCTTCAGCCTCTTTAAATGAAATTTGACCATTTTCATTTACTTCTGCATGATAGTCTTCAATGAGCTTTTTCTCTTGCTCAATGAAAAAATCTTTAGCTTCATTCGCCTTCTTAGCTAAATTATAGATACCATAAGCCTTCTTCATAGGAAGTTTCAAAGAACCTAAAGTTCCTAATGCAGGAATTGCTTGTAACAATTGATATTGTGTCATATTAATTTTTCTCCTTATAAATCATGATTTCTTAAGATAATTTATTATAACAAAAATTTTATTTTTTGTCAAAGATTCTTTTTAAGTTGCTCTATTTCTTCTTCAAGTTCTTGAGTTTTAATATTTAAATTTTGAATAACTTTTACTATAGGAGCAATTAAATTTAAATAATTTAAACCATAATGATTATCTTCTCCATCTGGCTCATCTGGTTTAGATTTGCATACCAAACCGCAATCATTAGTTGTCATTCCAATATTATTTAACAATTGTTCAACTTCTTGTGCAATAAAACCATATTTTGTTCTAGGTGTTGTTGCATTATTAAATTTATAACTTTTTGGACTCAAATTATTAATTAAATATAAACAAAAATCATCTGAAAGATCACAAATATCGGTTTTTATTTTTTTATCAGAAGATTCTACTGAATTATTACTATAAATATGATTCCAGGGAACTGCTGATGTTCCTAGCGCAAGAGCAGCCGTTGCGGGTAAAATACTTCCAGTACATTGTATAGCTTGAGTTGCTGTTGTAGTATCTTGAGTAAAACTTTCTGGACTACAAAGAAAACCAACAAAAGTACAAGGATCAGTAAAACTATCTTTAACTTTATTTGCTACTGTAGCTGTTCCTGTTGTTCCACCCGCTGAAATTGTTATTGAAGTTTCTGTTCCACTCCAAGCACTATATCCAGACTTTTGATACCGAGGCGTTATAGTAAAAATTGTACTATATAAAAGTGCTTTATTTAATGTAATTGTAAGAGTAACAGATCCAGCTTTAAAACCTATTCCTAAAAAACCATCTGCACCTGCATCTGTTACATTATAAGTTTTACTAGTTACTGTAACGGTTTCGGTTTGAACCCCACTGGATTCAAAATTAAAAGAAGCACTGCCACTATATCTTCCAGAAATAGAAGCAATTTTTAAACTGCCCGCTAAAAAATCACCTTCTATTTGAATATTTTTAGCAGATATTTGTCCACTTTTTGTAATTATTAACACATTTGATGCGGATAAGCCACTGTCTGAAATTATAAGCCCTCCAATAGAACCACTAGTTGCCGTAATTGAACCATTTTCATCTAGTGTAAAATAACTAGAATCAATGGTTAAAGTCCCATCCGTAGAGATACTTAAATTTCCAGTCCCAGTAATTTTATCTAAAGTAATAGCACCAGTTTTAATATTATCTGCTGTTATACTTCCATTTACAATTAAATTTCCAGTAGATTTTCTTATAATACGAAAATCTTTAATTTTTAATGTTCCTTGATAATTAGCTCCATGATCATTCTCAATTTGTACAAACGCTTGCATTTTAGTTGCATTAAAATTACTAGGAATTGAAATAGAAGTACTAATTTCTTGCTCGGAAGCGCTTAAATTACTTGTAATATAAACAACAGGCCAATTTTGAGTTCCTTCATCATTAATATAATGTATCCCAATTCCTATACGTTGATAAGAACCATTTAAAGTAACATTGCTACTAACAATACAAGATACATAAAATTCATCTCCATCTTTTATACTTAAATAGTTACCTGGATAATTATCCCTATCCAATTTTACTCTAGTATACCAACCATCGTTATTGTATGTCCAGCCAAAAGTTTCTGCAGAACTTGGAGTTAATTGACAATAATTAGAAAAATCACCAATTAAAATTTTATCAGCATTAATACTTTCAATATTAGCAGATTTAACTATTAATTTTCCATCGGAAATACTACAACCACCAATTTCACCAGAAGTCGCTTTAACATATCCTTCAATAGAAAGTCCATCTTTGTCTACTCTCATAACTGTGTTGTTATTACTATATAAAGTAAAATTGATTGGAGTTAATGTATATCCAAATTCACTCTTATCTTCTCCGCTGTCTTGTTTTGCATAAGCAGATAAACTATCTTTGGTTTGTTTAATTTGAGTAGATAATGTAATTATATTACCATCATCTCCTTCTACTGTTTCGCCAACATAACTTTTTATTTCATCTACAGTTTGCGACACATTAGATAATTTTGAAGTTATAGATGCTCGAATTTTATTTCCATTTTCATCTACTTTAGGTTTTCCATCTTCATCTAATTCATAATAGCCTTCTCCAATCACCTCTGTAAAAGTTCTTGAATAAGAATCTAATTCATCTACTACTGTTTTAGTACTTGTATCAAATAATTTTACATATTTTACATCTTTACCATCAACTTTTTTTGTAAGAAATATATTACTATCTAAATTATCTAAATCGCTAGTAACAGATTGTATATCACCCAAAATAGAAGTAATTTGAGAATCTGAAATTAAAACCCAATAATATTGTTTTTTATCTTCATCCCATTCAAAACGATACATAAATCCAGAATATTCTGTATTATCACTATTAACAATAAAGACATCTCCAAGATGACGTTCTCTTACATCGGCAGTAATATTTCCATCTTTATCTTTTATATACCAATCTGTATAAGGATAATTTTCATTATTAGTAATGGTTACTGTAATATTGCCTTCTTCATCTCTATTAATAGTTTTTAGGGGTTCTGGTATCACGTTTCCTGAGAAAGTATCAATAGTACCATCAATTTGTTTTTGAAGATTAGATTCTGCGTTTGTTAAAGTATCATTTAATTCAATTAATTTATCTTGAGTACTTTGATCTAATTTTCCAATTCGTGCTTCAAGAGATTCTTTAACACTACTTATTGAATTATTTACTGAATCGCTAGTTGCATAATTCGAAATATAAATCTTCCCATCTGCAGTTACGGTAAAATAATTCTTATCATCTTTTCCAACAGAAATTCCATTTGTTCCTATATATACACCAGCGTTAGTGCTATTTAATTCTTGTTTCCCATTATATAATGCATTATCTGTAACTTTAAAGCCACCTATTTGAGTATTTGTAGGATTATCTATATCTACATAAAATAATGTATTAGTTTTATGATAAATATTGTATAAAGTTTCTTTATTATTTTCTGTTTTATAGACTTCAATAAAAATATCTTTATTTACAATTCGATATGGATTATCTTTATCTGCAAATGCCGTATTATCAAAAATGACTATAGGATTATTATCTTCATCTACTTTTGTTTTAGATGTGATTTTAACTTTTTTATATTCATTTTTTATACCAGTTTCATTACTAAATTCATAAGTAATAATTTCTTCAGAATTTGATACTTCAAGATGCCCTGATTTAATGTACTCTGCATTAATAAATAATTTTACTTTATCTTTTTCATAGCTCTCTATATTACTAGCATCAATCTGCTGAATTGCATTATCATCTCCATAAACACCATAATAAATACCTTGATAAGCACCATTATTCGTTAACGCATTAAAAGCATTTTCTTTAGACAATAGGCGAATCTTCATATCTTGATCTATATTAGTAAGAATAAGCTCTCCCTTGCCTAAATATTTTCCATCAGCATCGCAAATACCACATTTTATAGTAACATAATCATATATATCATTACCATAAATAAATCTATAATTATCAGTAACTTCATGTGTTACATTATCTTCAAAAATAGAGAGTTTATTCTCACTGTCTTTGATAAACCAAAGGTACGTAGAAGGAGTATAACCAGCAACAGAACATCTAATAAGGCCTCTATCAGTCTCTTGTAACGCAGTAGACTCTTGAGAATAAACAAAATCTCCAGTTTTTTCATCTGCATTATTTAAAATTAAATCTGTATTATTAAGTAAGTCTTTATAAGTTCTAACAGTAGAAGTTAATTCTATATTATAATTTGTTCTTTTATAATTAATAATTTCAATTTCATTACTAATTAAAATTCCACCTTTATATACTGCTACACACTTATAAACATTTTTATATATAGGTGCAATATCATCATCATTCTTTAAAACAAATTCAGATGCGGCGGCCTCCCATTCCGTAACCGAGACATTATCATTAATTGCTTCTAGGTCTACTCTGTTATTAAGACAAGCCCAGCCTTCGCCGCCAGCTCCGTTAAGCAATAAATATTTATCTTGCTTAGTAGAATCTATTGTTAAATCTTCTCTAAACCAATAATATTTTATTTGATCTGAACTAAAAGCAGCATCTCCAATATACATTTGAGCTTGTAAAGTAACTCTACTATTATCATTATATAAATAATTTATATTAGTCTTAGTATCTACTTTTAAACTATAATCCTTAAGCTGCTTACCAGATTCAGTTGCTGCATAACATACAATATTAGATAAAATAACACTGTCATCTTCTTCAAAACCTTCACAAAATGCAGTTACTTTATCAATAGACTCAAAATTATCCGCATTTTCAATTTTAAATATAGCATACTGATGAGATACTGCTGTAAAATCATAGGGTTGACCTATCATCTTATTTATATCAAAAGTATAGGTCTTTGCAGTTTTTCTTCCACTAATTATAAAATCAAAACGCAAACCATAGTTGCTAGTACTTCCCGCCGCAATATTAGTCTTTACATCCATCTCTACAACAAAATATGGAGAAGCCATTAATCCACTATGTAAATCTTCCATTGTGAGATTTTCATAATCAGTTTTTTTAATTGGCTTTAGTTTTATACTATTTTCACTATTTGTTAATTTACAGCTTAAATCATTTTCATTATCAATAGCATAATATAAATTTCCCAAAGAAGAATATTTATCTAATTCAGAACCATATATATCAGTTGCGGCATCTACAACAGATTGAGATACTTTGCCTATAATTTGCTTATCAAGATTAGAGTCATTAGATGGGATAGTAACATAAACTAAATCGCCAACATCATAATATTGATTTGAAGTATAATTTACTGCATTAAAACTGCTTAATTGATACTTTACCCTATAGACTCCTTGCTCTTTATTTTCATCTCCAACAATAGTAGCAACAAAAGTTTTATCATACCCAGCTTCGGATACTGCTTTACTAACACCAATATCAATAGCATCAAGAACTGCAGATACATCAAAATTGCTCATATTATTTCTCCTTTTTTCTCTATATTTCTTTATATTATTAAAATTATATGGGCAAATTTAATTATAATTACCCAAATAACATAGAGGCGGCGGCAGCTAGTGCCACGCGCCTCATATTTCGTTACATTCTGTTATTTAATCCAGCTTTCTGGTTTGCTAAACTTACTAAGCTATCAAACGCCGCTTGAATTTCATCTCTATCAACTGCATCAGGGAAGTTAGCTTCAATTGTAATAGTCTGTTGTATATCTGTGCCCAAACCTCCAATTTCAGCATTCTTAATGCTTGTCGCATCAATATTATCAAGAAGACCTGAAGCGCGACCAAGCGCCATTCCCGCAATTTGAGAAGTAATACTTCTAGTCATATCAATCAATGAAAGCATATTTTCAGTATCATCTGCATTTAAAACTAATTCTTTTTCATGTAATACTGCAAGTTTACCATCACTACCCCAAGAACCAGTATATCCACCAGTATCAAACTTGCCAATACTTATTGAACCAGCTCCAGTCGTACTAACTAGAACAGTATCTGCATTAATACCTAACTGACTTCCTTCCAATTCAGAAAGTTCAGTAACAAGTTTCTGATACTCTTCTTCTAGGTCTTTTAAGCTATCAACCACGGTCAATATTGCTTCAGCCGAGGCCTCCGCGCTTTCAATTATCTTAGTATTATCTGCATATAAATCAGATGATACATCAGGCAAAGTACTTACTGTTGTGGTAATATTTTTTAAGCTATTACTATATTCTTCTGTTAAATCATTCAATGAACTAAGCACAGATGCTTTATCCATATTAGTTAATTTATCAAAGAACTCAGTGTATGTATCAAAGCCCGCAATATAATCACTCATATTACCAGTATAGCCTGCCATACTTGAAACAATATCTGTTAAATTACCCGATGCAATATTAACATCTGACAACAAATTAGTAATAATACCATCGCTGCCCATATAATCTTGATAATATTGCTCTAATAATTCAGCATCTGTAGTAGATGACATTTTATCTGTAAACTCTGACCAAACTTCTAAGATTTCATCCGTTCTTGATTTCCATTCATCTTTATCTAAATTATACAAAGAATTTTCTAAATCGGCAATCTCTTGCTCTAATTGAGAAGTTTTATCTGTATCAGATACAAACTGATAACTATAATTACCATTAGCATCTCTTACAAGTTTCATTTTAGTAGCATTCTGTTGAGCTTCTTCAAGTTCAATTCTCTTTAACTCAAGTTCTAATTGAGCATTGGCTCTATCTATATCATATTGAGTTAACTTACCTCTCTGCTCTAAAATAGATAATTCTTTTTCTTTTAGTTGATTTAATTTTCTTTGAGCTGAAATGTTATCTTTTGTACTTTCAAGAGCATCATCAAAAGAATTTGCAACTTTTTGAATTTCATATGACCTATTAATAGTATCAAAATATCTTTCAGACTGATCAGTTAAATAGCTCCACTTTTCTGATAAAATATCCATATTACCAGTTTCATACTCTGAGAAAAGTGCTTTTATCGAATTAGAGAACTTCTCTTGAAGATTCTCAATCATTTCCTCTTCAGTCGAATTAACTTCTTCAATAGCTGCAAGTGCATTTTCTTTTGCTGTTTCATATTCTTCTGTATCAGTTCTACCTAAAATTTTAAGCTCTTCTACAACTCCGCTCCAATAATTAGCTTGTTCAACTTGAGAATTTAAAGTCTGTTGATACAATTCTTGCTGACTCTTATAATATTTATCAAGTTCACTATAAGATTTATCACCATTTAACAGTTTAACCATATTAATATCGTGAGATATTCTCTTTTGAAGATTCTCATAGTTCTGTTGCTGTTTATCAAATTCTTCACTAACTTTATCTAATGCAGAAATATAGTTATCTTCAATAGACTGATATAAATCAAGGAATGATTCTGCATCATCTTTTGCTGCTTCAAGATACTCTTTCATTGCTGCTTCAGCATCTGCAGCATTTGCAAAATCACTAGTAATATAAGCTCCATTATTAGTATTAGTAAAAGCATTATATGCAGCTCTAGCTTCCTTATAAGCATTAAGATTGCTTAATAATGAACCAGAAGTTCCATTATAATAAGTTAAAAGTTGAGCTTTATTTAAATTAGCTTGATTTAAATAATCATCTTCATCTACTTGAGTTTTTTGAATAAATTCATAAAAATCTTTTTCTGCTTGCTTTGTATCTATTTCTAACTGAATCTTAGCTTCCCATTTTTCAAGAGCTAAAGATTCCATAGTATCAATTACGTCATTTAATTCTTCAACGGTATCTGCTACTTCATCTTTGATACCTTGAACAACATCATATTGATCTAAATACTCTTTTAAGATTTCTGCTTGAGCTTGAGATTCTTCATCTGTTAATTGAGATAATTCAAGATATTTTTCTTGAATATTTTCATAAGATAAATTAGTAAAACCTAATGATTTTAATTCTTCTCCTTGAACATCTAAAGCAGCTTGTTGTATATCTAAAGATTTTTGTTGTGCAGTAATCTTATCTTCTGTTGCAGTTTTAAGTTCTGTTTCAAGAGTAAGCTGTTGTTCAAGATTTGTTATGCTTGCTTGACCAGTTACTTTATTAGCTTGACGTTGAGCTTCTGTTATCTTTCGATTTATAGTATCTATTTTACTTTGAGATGCAGTAGTTAAATCAATATTTGTAGCTGCGGAGGCCGCCTTTAATGCAGCCAAAGATTTCTCTTTAGTAGCGGCCGCCCCAGAATAATCGCTTCCAAAAGCTTTATCTATTGCATCAGAATATGCTTCCCAAGCCTTTGTCGAAAGACCAAGATCATTAATTTCATCTTGCATCCAAGATTTATGAGCTTTTTGATATACATCTAAATCAAGTTTTCCTTCTTCAAAAGCTTTATCTACTTCTTCAACAGAATTTGCAATTTCTGTCGCCCATAGTTCTTGAGCCTCTGAAGAATCATATAAACCTAAAGTATAATTAGTTAATTGAGTGTCAGCAGCTGCATATAGTTCTTGAATACGAGCCATCGCCTCTTGATATATATCAGAATCTTTATCTGCACTTGCTAAAGTTTTAAGGTCTTGTTCATATTGCTCTTCTCTAATTCCTGCAGTTTTAAGAACTGATGTATAATTCTTAAAAATATCTGCATAGCTCATATCAGTACTCTTTGAAGAGAACTTAATATTTCTACTAGTAATTTCATCTTGAAGAGCTTTAGATTCATTTTTAGTTGTTTCAAAATCTGCTTTAACATCCTCTAAAGAAGTTAAATTACTTTTTAAAGTAGAAGTTAAAGTATTACTTGAATCACCTATATATTTATAACCATCTGCTGTTCTTATAAATAAATCAGCAATAGCGGTATTATATGCTAAAAGAGTTTTATAATCATCTTCATCTATAATATCACCAGTTTTTATATCACCAGCAATATCTTTTATATTAGCTAATCTTTCTATTAAAGAATCTAATTCATCTACACAAGTTTGCGTGACAGATGCAGATTTTTGCATTGAAGTAATAAAATCTGAATATCTTGAATCGGTTAAATCAACTTCAATACCCAATGTTTTCATCTGGGTTACAAAATCGTTAACTGCATCAATAGAAGTCCAATCAATTCCTTCTGCTACATCTGCTATTGCGGCAACTGTGTCTGGATCACTGCTAAAGTCTTCAAATAATTTTTGCATTGCCGCAAGACCGTCGGAACCGCCAGTTTTAAATGCTTGTTCTAATGCATCTGAAACATTGCGCATTGCGCTTGAACTTAAATCTGCAAACCAACTTTCTTTAAATAAAGTATCATAAACTTCAGCTACTGAACCAGTTAAATCATTTCTAATTTCATCAAGGTCATGTTGAAAATTAGCTTGAGATAATTGTAAATAATTTTCATAATCAGACGCACTATCAAATCCTAAAGCCTTAGCCATCGCATCTGCACTAGAATATCCTGCGGTCTGATAGTCTAATATATCTACTGCGTTTAAAGATTCAACTTCTCTCTTTGATGTTTCCGAAAAACTAACTGCTTGTTTATTTTGCAAATTAACAAGTTCTGTTGATTTCCCTTCAATAGTTGTATATAACTTAACTAACTGATCTACATTATCTGCGGTAACTTGGGCTCCAGATGCAGCAGCTAGATTCATTTGATCATAGATACTATTAATAGAAATTTCACGGCTAACTCCATTTGCATCTACATATGTAACTTTTTTATTTCCATTAGACATTTTTTCGTCATCATGATAAGTTACATTTGAATATCCCATCTGCTCAGCCCATTCTTGCGCAACAGCTTGACGATTTTCAGTTCTTTTTTTGCTATCTCCGCTATTTGCATCTACATTATATTTATCTGCTGTATTTTCAATAGCATAACCGACACTTTTTGCAATAGCATTTTGAACATTAGTAGATGCTGCATTATAAGTCGCGTCTCCAAGACTAGCTAAATCACTTGCTGCATATTGTTGAGTGTAAAGAGATACAGCTTTAGTATTTGCATCAATAGCATTGATTGAATTTTTTAAAGTATCTTTTTCATCCCATAATGCAGAAATTAATTTTTCTGAAGTAAGACCTTGCTCATTTAAAGCCTCTACAAAAGCACTCTTACTACTAAAAATTGCATTGCCTTTTTCATCAATAGCTGCTGAAACAAGATTGGTAATAGTATTAGTATCTAAAGTAGCAGCTTTATATGAACGGCCTTGGCCTCCCTCAACAGTACTTATCTTATATAGCTTTTGTTCATCTGCTGATAACTGTTCATATGTTGTCATATTTAAAGCCCTAGCAAATTTAGACTTCGCAACATCTGAAACAGCATTATTTATAGTAACATCTTGAACTTTATTTGCCGCTTCATAGACAGCAACTTGTTGAGCATATACAGCACGTTGAGTTTGATTGACAATCTCTTGTTGCTTAGCTAAAATATAATCTTGCCCTTCTTGAGAAAGAATTAATTGACCATTAACATTAGAAACATATTCAGATAATTCTGCATAATTAGATAATAAATCTAAAACTATCTCATTAGAATCTTGAATTGCCTTTTTCCACTCATCAGTTCCAACTTTTAATTCTTCAATAGCAAGTTGAGCATCTTTATAATCACTAATTGAATCTTGTAAATCTTCATATGCATCTTGAGTTTCACTTAATACAGTTTTTAAATCTGTTAAACTTTCTGTTGCTGCATCATAAGCTTCAGTAGCTTTCTCTAAATCAGTGCGCTTATCTATACTATTAAATATTGCAAATGCAGCAATAACAGTTCCAACAACAGCAGCCAACGCAATACCAATAAGTAACAGCGGCCACCAGCCTAACTGAGCCATGACACCACCAGCAAACAATTCTGAACCAGCTGTTGTTCCTGCTTTTCCAAGAACTTTATATCCAGCTGTCTCTGAATACAAGCCTAAAATAGTCGCCGCACGTTGAAGATTTTCTTGATTTTCTAAAGTTAATTCATTAGCTTTTATTCCGTTCTTTTCTAAAAGAGCATTGATTTCTTCACTTTGTGCAAGAGCTTGAATTTGCCTTAATGCAATTTCTTCAGTCTTAAGTGCATTACCTTCTTTATCTTTTAAATTTTCCCAATCTTTCGCTGCTACTTCTGCATAAACCGCATCTATTTCTGCTGTTTTGCTTGCAAGTCTAGCTTTATCTATAACTGCACCAATACCTTGTATAACATGAAGTCCTTGTAAAGCGCTAGTAAGCATAGCAATACCAGAAGCAGCCGCTTCTACCGTTTGTAGAACCTTCTCTCCAGTGCTTAAATCACTATTCTTCCAAATAGAACCGATATTTTGGAAAACTTGAATTGCAGACGCAAGTTGACCAACTGCACCAACTGCACTAACAACATTATTTATTAAATTTTTTAGATTGCCAGCTTTTGCTAATGCATTAAAATTATTTTTAGCATCTTTAGTAGCTTTAGATACGTCTTTTTCTCTCTTTTCTAAAGTATCTAAATCTTTTATATTCTTTTTATATTGATTATCAGTATCTGTTAATGCTTGTTTATATTTTTTATTTAATTTTTCTGCTGCTTTTAAAACATCTGCCTGAGTTGCTTCACCTTGATTAAATTTTTCTAATATGTTTTTATATTCAATCAAAGCTTTAGTAACTTCATCTTGACCTTCTTTTAATAATAATTTTTTATCAATAACTTCTTGAATAGAATTAACTGCTTCATCTAAAGTTATATTATTCTTGTCAACGCTTTCATTATAATCTTCTATTGCTTGAGTTAGCTGAGGATATTTTTGCGAAAAATCATCCACATTATTAGAAATTTCATTATATGTGTTTTTTAAATTACTTAATTCTTGTTCTTGTTCTTTTATTTTCGCATCAAGCGTTTCTATCTGAGAAATTGTATCTTCAGATGTAAAAGAAGATTCATTTAATTCATTTCTTGTTTGTTTTAAATTACTTAACTCTTGCTCTTGTTCTTTAATTTTTGCTCTAGTCTCATCCAGCTGTTGTACTTCATCCTGATAAGATTGAATAACAGTATCATCTACTGCTGCTTTAGTTTTTTCTTGTTTTAAATTACTATAAGCTTGAGCTAAATTATTTACTGCTGATTGAGTTTCCTCAACATCTTTTTTATATTTTTTATTAATGTCAGCAGATGCCTCTTGTAAATCAAATTTAGCGTTATCTATATCTTTAGTTCGATTTTTATTTGTACTGTCTAAATTAAGATTCTGACCAGTTGCAGTTTTAATACTTTCTTGAATTTCTTTTTTATTAGCTACTAACTGTTCATTTAATTGTTGAGCTTGACGAGTTTGTTTAATTGATTCATCAAATTGCTGTTTCTCTTCAGTAGTTAAACTTTTTGCAATTTTAAGCTCTTGTTGTTTCATAGCAATAAGTTCTTTTGCAGATTCATCATTTGCACTTGCAAAATCAAACTCTTTCATTATTGCTTCTTGAGCAGCAAGTTGTTTATTATTATCAATAGCACCTTTAATATTTGTTACATAAGTAGCAATACCATCAGAGAGCTGTTTACTAAATACTCTAGTAGCAATGCTACCAAAAGCAAGTAATAAATTACCTCCTCCCCCAATAGCATCTATAAATGTAGCAACTTGATTAGTAAGAGCCGTTAAAACATCAAGTAAATCTTTAAAACTATCTGTGTCAAATAAAGCACTATAAACTTTCTCTCCAGCAGCACTTAATTCATTTAAATGAGCTTCAAGAGATTGCATATAAATTTCTTGTTGCTCTTCTAGAGTACCTTCTGAGGTCTTTGATACCTCTAAGTTCTCTGTATATTTATCCCAGTTATTGAATAACGCAATTAAATTATTATATTGACGTTTACCCGCTAATGCAACTGCAGCCGCCTGTTGTTGAGCCTCAGTCCATGTTCCCCATTTAGCGGCAACCTCCTCCATGACATCACCCATATCACGAAGATTGCCCATCTGGTCAAGGACATCAATACCCATAGTCTTTAACTGACCAGATACCGTACCAAGAGCAACACCGAATTCATCCTCGCCTTCAACAGCAAGGTCTCCCATACGAGCATAGATCGTCTTTAATGCAGTACCAACTGAAGCAGCATCTTGACGCGTTACTGATTCAATAGTCGAAATCTGCGCAGTTAACTGGTCAATATCTACACCCATTGCGCTTGCGGCAGAAGCCACCTTACTCATTGCGGTAGATAATTCTTCCAAGCTCGATGCTGAATTTGCGGCAACTGCTGCTAATTTATCAATATATAATTCAGCTTCATTTGCACTTACTTGATAACCATTCCAAACTGCGGTTAACTGTTCAGAAACCTCATCTGCACTCTGTTTGGTGACATTAGCAACTTTCATTGTAATATCAGTACGAGTTTCAACTTCTTTGTCGCTTAAACCCTGTTGATAATAAATTAAAGCCGCATCTGTATAATCTGTAGTACTTGCTCCTAAGGATTGAGCTGCTTTATTTGCTTGCTTAGCAAAGCTAGCCATTGTATCTGATGACTTTTGAGTAACTATTTGAATATTATTTAAAGATTCATCTAAGCTCTTTGCATAGCTATAAGCCTTTTGAATTGAGCCCGTAAACTTGTTAATAGCACCTGAAGCAAGAGTCCATTTAATAGTATTGCCCAAAGTCTTCGCCATACTATCAAGTAAATTATGCGACTCTTTTAATTGGAGGTTTGTAGTTAAAATCTCTGTGGTTAAATCACGGAAGGCGGCTGCCCCCGTTTCTCCAGCCATAGCAAAATCACTCTGGATTTCATTAACCGTCAAACCAGAGCTTTTTAAAGTAGTATTAAATTTTTCCAAATTAGTCGTATCTAACTTGGGATTATATGCATCTTCAAGAGCTTCTTGAACTGTCTTAGCAGTATTCTTTAATTTCTCTAAATTTTCAGTTGACTGTTTAGTATCTACTAAGTCAGTAACTTTTAAATTTTGAATACTCTGTAAAGAAGTCTTAATTTTATTTAATCCAGTTTGATCGACATTAAAGCCTACATTAAACTTAATATTATTATTAGGCATCTTTCCTTGTACCTCCTAAAGGTTTTTAAGGTAAAATAAAAAACCTTTATTATCAATATATATGATAATAAAGGTTTATAATTTAATTTAATCTACCCATTTACTTTGTTGCAGCAATAACTTTATTAGGATTGAGCTGCTGAACAAGAGTAGCCAATCCTTTAAATTTATCTGGATCAAAATTATCTACTACTTGGGCGGCAGCCTCTGCATTCTTCGGAAGGTCTTGAATAAAGGACTGAAGGATGGCGCCCGCAGTATTTCTATATTTCATAATCATTGCATAAGTTTCTTGAATATAATTTAACATTTGATTATAATCATCTTCAGGTATCAAATTAATAACTTGTTCAATAATACCATTACTTTCTAAAATATCATATAATTTTAATTCATCTTCTCTATCTTCTTTTGTGAAAACTAAATTAGTATATAAATAAACTAAATTAAGATGAAAATAAACATCTAGCTTATAAGGATTATAAATTCCTCTCTCCTCCGCCTTTTGCAATGTTGTCATAATAATATCATATTTATAATTACTTGGTAAATATTGCACTACTTCAATTTCTTTATCATTAAAAGTAAAAGTTTTAGTAGATACATTAACCTTAGTTAAATTTAATTCAGTAAAATTTAAATCACTCATGATTTATCTCCTTGTTTCTCAATTATATATTATATTATCTAATAATTTTTTTAATTTGTCAAATTTAAGAAGTAGCAAAATTAACTTTATATCTAACCATAATTTTAGTTAATCTAACTTGTTGAATAATTTTAGAAATTCTGGCTTCCCAACTTTCTGCTTGACTATCATTATCAAATTTTATATTCGATATATTTGGACTAAATACAAAATTTTCTAAAGATTGTAACATTTTACTAATTTTTTCAACATAAACTTTACCTTTAGTTACATCAATAGCTACAAATACATTTGCTTGTGAAGCTCCTTTCTTCAATAAGTTACCTGTAGATAATGCTTCATAAGCCATATGTTTTTTTAATTCAGTATCCATTTTATCTGTTATCCTACCATACTTACCTGACATATCAGATGTAGCCATATGTAAATTCAACCAATGATTTGCAAATTGCTCTTCTGTTGATAATAATGAATATAATAAATTAATATCTTGTAGATGCGGAGTTGCAATATTTCCTCTAGTAGAGTAGGCTTTTACAGATGCTTCAATCTTTTGATCATTAATAATAATAGATCCATCGACTTTATCTTGAGAACGACGTATTTGATAAATATTTAATCCTGTATCCTCGTATAATTGTTGTTGTACACTTGGAGAAAACATATCTTTATCTATTGAAAATGAAGATCTCTCCATTCCTTTTTTTAATCTCTTTTCTAAAGCATCTTCTAGAGTATCGTGGAGTCCTTGTTCCACAAGAATTTTTATTTCATCATCTGCCATATTTACTAATATTTCACCAAAAACACCATTTAAAGTTGCTTTATTAGCTTCTCCTAGTTGGATACTTTGTACAAAAGTTTTTAATGCCGCTAAAGAGTTAAGATCGCTACTAATTTTAAAAGAATCGGAAAATTGACTTCCATCTGTAGTAGAGATACCTAAATTGCTAAAAAAAGAATTAAAATTATTAATAATAGTTTTTAATCTTTGCGCTACATTAAATATTTTACCTTTTTTAGTATCTTCATTAAAACGATTAATATTATCAAATAAATTACGTCTATTTTTTTTAGCTTCTTCAATTTTAATATTATTATTATCAGTCTTTATTCTAGTGTTTTTAAAAGTCATTTTTTTGGCTTTTAAATCTCCACTTACATTATTTAAAATTTGACTTTTTATATTATCAGACAATTTATTAATTCCTTGTGCGAAAGCTACTTTTTGTTTTGCAAGATCCATTGCCTCTTTCTGGTTACTCTCATTAGCAACACGACTACGTAATTCTTCTAATACTGTATCAATATTGCTATCATTCAAAGCCTCAATTTGCTGTCTATTTTTTAACAACTGAGCGCTACAGCTACTTATGTAAGATTGAGGAGTTTCATTTACTTTAGCTGTTCCATATTTTTTATAATTTTCAAAATTTAAATGGATATAATCTCCAATTACGCTCATTACTTCTCCTTAAATAAAAGGCGGGGTTGGGCACCTCCAACTCCGCCTTAAATGTTCTAAATTAAATTAGTCGCCTTCTACTACAGTATCACTATCATCTTTTGCAATATCAGGTTCTTTTCCTGCTTCATGTCCCATTACAGACTTAGCTGTTGTAGTAGATGCTTCAGCATCTTCAACAATCTGAATAGCACAAAGAACTTTCTTTGTCTTATTGAAAACAGTATATCCAGGGAATGCATCCATCGTAAATGTGAATGTCGAAGGATCACCAGTAGAAGCCATTGTAAAGGTGAAATTCGACTGAATCTTAACATTAGGGAATGTAATTTCAGCAGGCATATCAACACCATCGCTCTGACGTCTGAATAATGTACTAGCTTCAACATAATAGAATCCAGCAAAGTTTTCGGCATCAATTTGAAGTTCAGATACTCCAGATGTCTTTGTAATATAGAAATCTACAAATACTGCACTATCATATCCTTCAGAAGGCACTGTAATCTTTTGCTTATCTGCATCTACCTTACAACCAGATAACATAGTCTTTAAAGAACCATCATCATCTGTTGTCATAACAAAGATAGGAGCTGTATCATCAATTTTATCTGTACCAAGAACATCTGATAAATCTACTTCACCAGCAGAACCAGCATAAGCTTGAGCTGTTGTATGAACATGAACCGTTTCTTTATCATCCTTAATTAAACCAGCACCAGAAAGAATTGCAAAACCAATAGGCGAAAGTAATGCATCTTCAACTGTAAAGGTCAAAGTCTTTTCACCTTCCCAAGCAATCAATCTTGTGTTGCCCTTGCCACCTTGAGCATATACAGTAGTAGCTGCACCTTCAAGAGTAGAAGTTTTTGCACTATCAATATAAAGAACAGGCTGACCTTTCTTAAACTTAGTGTTGCCAATAGTTACATCTGACTTAGCCTTAAAAACTACGTCACATATTTCACGTACACCAAATTTCATATTTTATTCCTCCTAAAAATTTTCTTAAATCATATTTGAAGTATCAGGAGTATGAATATCTTTCATCCAATCCTCTACCTCTTTTAAATCTTTTGCTCCTTGCAATTTAGCTTTAATATACATATCATATTGTTCTTTTAAGCTAAATCGCTTGAACTCATCCAATAATTGATAAACCGTATAATTCATAAACGAGTTCATATCTTTATGTTCACCTACAGTTAAAATAGATATATATCTACTAAATACTGTAATCTTTTGACCATTGCCGCCTTTTTGCTCTGCCAATTTTTGATGTCGTTTTTTTAACTTATCAGCAATCTTTTGAGCCAACGCACCTGATGGGGAATAATCATTTGATACAGTAGAATCTACTTGTAGATTAAACATATCGGAAAGAATTTGTTTGAAAGTATCAAAATTTTTATTATTAATAATATGTACAGGTTCATTTTCTTTAGTTAATACTAAAGTATAATTCATAATTTGAGCTACATAACCTGGAAATATTAAATTTAATACTAAATAAGCACATTCAATACTTTTTTGAATTGATTCATTTTTATCTTTATTTTCCATTATTGACATTAATATATCAAAATCGCTATAATTATCTAAACTATTTTTGTCCTTAACATTTAACATATCTTTTGAGAATTTAAGTAATTCACAACCATAAAAGAAGTTATCTTCTCCAATAAAAGCAATTTCTTTTATGGTAGGTTGATGAATTATTATTTGAGCCTCAACAAAAGGAATATCAACCCCAGAAATTAATTGTAAATCATTCAGCATCATTATCTCCTGGAATTAAATCATCACTTCCATGAACTGCTTGATACATAAGAGTGTAACCTGCAAAATTATCGTCCATAAAAAACTCTTTACTACCCGCAAAATTAACAGTTCCTATACCAGAAAGTTTTGATTTATTTAAAATACCATCAATATACCCTGCAATTTTCAAAGGACGAACTCTATAATCTCCAATATCCCAATAGTCAAGTGGACATATAATATCAAAATTAATCATACAATCTCTAAATTCTGGGTTATTACTTGCGTTGGGTGAAAATGAATCAAACGATAAAATCAAATAAGTTTTTACTTCTTCATGCTCAGCCAAACGGATCTTAGGAGTAAGACAAATATATTGTTGATCTATTAAATCTGCCAAACTCATATTTTGTACAATCTTTTGATAATTCTCATTACTTGTATCTAAACAGTCTTTTGTATTAATAACCAAAAGTTTCTTTAATTCATCACTATAAGGTCTACTTTCAATAAATAGTTTTCTAAGTATAGTTTCAGTGTCTTTTTCAACAGAGAGAAAAGAGGATTTAATTGGACCTCTCATAATCACATCTCTCTTCATCTTAAATCCTCCTTTTATCTCATAAAGATTTTATTGTAATAGGGAATAAAATCTCTGTATCATTATATTTATATTTCAAAGTAATATTACCACTTTTTCCAGTAAGAACTTCTACAAGCGCGGAGGTGTCGGTCTGCGATTTTATAACGGCCTTTTTAGTATCCTCTAAGCTCCAATTGCCGCCGCTTATATTTTGAATTTTAAACTCTTTTATATCATACGGTCTTATAATTTTATCTCCGATAATACAAATAGCAGTTTTATCAACAACTGGTTCTTCCTGCTCTTGCAAATTTTCTTTCTCGATAGTATTTTGAAAAGTTTCTTTTAAAGCAATTTCAATAATACCCACTGTGCTAATATTATCAACTGCTTGTACTTCCCAAGGTTTCCCTGCAATTTCTACTTTACTAAACCTGTGGAAATATTGTTCAGTTTCTTCATTGTTAGTAATATACATTAAAAGAGTATAGTTTAATTGATTTAAACGATTGCCTTCAACTTGTTGCCAAACCAAAGTTTGTTCAACAGGCCCGCGTACATAACACCAATATTTATGACCATTAATCTCAACTTGTTCTTTACATTCACGAATTTGCGCTCTAAAATAAGCAAGCTCATTTTTGTATTGTAAAGTAACTATCCAATGAGTACCATTCTCTTTCCATTCAAAAGTATCGCCAGCTTTTAGACCAATAGTTTCAATGCCTTCTGTTGTCTTACCAACTTTATCTGCATTAAGACATATATCTTCAAAAGGAATAGAGATAACTTTATCATCTACATCTGTACTCATTTTATTGGGGTTAATTAAACATTTAAACTCTCTCTCATCTTCTAGAATCGCGGTCGCCGCCTGATAGGAATATAATAACGCCTTCTTAAGCGTTCTTAACTTTTCTTCCTTCATTCTATCGACCTGGTCGGCACCGCCTCTATAAGATATTCTTTTATTCAAATTATCTAATCCTGACATATCTTCATTAATTCACTAATTAAACCAAGACATTCAAAGATAATGCGTCTATATAAACCAAAATCTTCTTCTTTGGTCAAAGTAAACAAACCTTCTAATTTACATAATAATGGGAAGAAAATATCTTGTTGGTCGATAAACAATCTATCCATTCCCGCAAGTTCTTCTATAATAGTTTCTAAAGGTTTTGTCCAATCAACCCCTTCTTCTCTATTTGGTAATAATTTATAAATCTGATTAGTTAATTTTTTTAAACTGTTTTTTATAGTCACAGATTTTATTTCAATATTATACTTTATAACCATAATTTTCACCTTTTACGACTCGTAGAGGACTCCATTATAGTTCCAAAAGTAGAACGCATAATTCCATTGTCATCAGCTTTTCTTCTCTTGTAAAGACGCTGCAAATGGAAGCCTTCTGTCTGATAATGATCTTTTAAATTCTGTAACTTAGCAATATGGTTTGCTTGAGAAGTAAATTTAAAATCACTTCCGCTATATTTCATTCTAGTATTTTCAACACTTGCTAACTGTTGTCCAACCCATTCTACTACCATATAAGTAGCAATAATATTAATTTCTTCATTTGAAAGTTCAATATTATATTCTTCTAATTCTAATTCATAATCATATATATTAACTCTTGGAAACTCAAACCAGTGTAATGAATTAATTAATAATTCTTTTACCATATTTTGAGTATCACATTCATTTAATTCCATATACATATCATCAGTAATCTTAGAAAAGAAGACACTATAAATTGTATTAAATTCAGTTCTCATTTATGCCTCCTTCCATACTATTGTAGCGTCATACGCCTGTTCTGATAATATATCTATTTGAGAATTTATATCACTAATTTGTTTAGTAATTGAATTAAAATTATTATAAATTTTTTTATACCAAGCGGGAAGCTCGTCCATTTCTAGTTCGGACTCGGTTGGGTCTGTACCAAGTCCAGAGCTAACAATGAAACTTGCAGGATCTGTTTGCCAAATGAAAGTATCTAAATTACCTTTTTCATCTTCATCTCCCGCCGCTTCTATGGCAAATACTACAGTTCCCGCTGCCGCAGAAACATTGGTAGTAATTAACCAAGAAAAATATATATAATCATTTTCTACTACTACATCAGTTACATTAGTTCTAAAACTTTTTCCATTTGCATTAATATATTTTATAATAATGCTTTTCTTCGATAAATCAACTCCATTTGAAAATTTATCCATTCTAAATTCTAAATATCGAGCTTTATTATCACCTTGAATAATAGTTCCAATATCATCACTAGAAATTAATATTTTTCGATCTTGAACTATTATCTTTGAGCTAGTATCTAATTCATCTAAAGTAACTGTTAAAGTATTAGTTTGAAAATTGTTTCCAATAAGTGAAATAAGATGCTTCCCTTTCTCTATATAAATATTTTCATTACCAACTAAAACAACATTATAAATAAAATAATTTTTAGATACTTGAGTTGTAATAGTTAAATTTAATTCTGTTGTATTATCTATTAGACATCTTATTTTATTATCATCTAAAGAAAGAGTTTTGGGAATGTAAAAATATATATCTGTAAAAGAATGATATTCTAAATTATCAGAACAAGTCATTCTTATTTCTTTTGCTTCATTTAAAATAATATTCATTTATATTATTTTTACAGTAATTAACCTACCACCTTATACTTAGGGGAGGTCCTTCTGCTAGTTCCTCCTTTAGATTCATCTGTGTCTGATGTAGAAGTTGTCGATACACGTCTCGTAGGAGCGGCCGCCTTACTTTCTTCATCAGTTTCTTTATTTATATTAATAGCAGTGGTAACATTAAAGCCAGTCTTTTTAAGAATAGCTTCTCTCTTAGATAGATCATTAATCTTTAAATCTACAGCATACTGCTTAACTAAATCAATAACTCCTTCGGGAGCAAAGTCTAAGCAATCCAATAATTCATCTAAAGAGCCAGTAGTTAAAAGTCTCTTAACGTCTTCTGCTGTATAATAATATTCAGGTTCTACGCTGGGGAATAATTCTGCTCTTGCCTCTTCATTCTGTATTAGAAGACAGTTTTGTAGTATATCATATCCACCTGGAACATAAGATAACTTTCTTAACTCTTCCATTGTGATCTCTTTTGTTTCACCCGCTTGATACTGACGATATAAATTTAGATCTGGAATCGTATAACCAACTCTTCCATTATCTCTATTTGTTACCTTTACTAGTGTATTCTTATCTAACATAATTTTAAACTCCTTTTATCTCTAAAAAATTTTATAATAGGGGAAGATAAGCCTTCCTACCTTCCCCTTTATAATTTATTTAATTAAGAAAGACTTGTATTCTTGTATACGCAGATATTATTTGTAATAATTGCGCCTACGCCAACTTTCTTATATACTTGTACTTCTCTTGATCTATCAGCGTTGGTATATTCATCAACGATAGTTTGACCTTCAAAAGCAATCTTTACAGGCTTATCATTTCCGCCAGTAGGAATAATCCAAGCATACTGAGGATCGATAACCTTAACTTCATTGGTTTCATCTTCGTAAGACTGTGAAAGAACAATAACTTGATGTCCCTTGTAGTTACCAAGATAACCATTTTGCCACTTTTGATCTTTCATTGCGTCAGAAATCCAACCTTCTGCAGGAATCATTGTAGCAGCAAATTCATATGTACAATAGATTGTAGCCTTACCATATGCATCTGCAACAGAAATAAGTCTATCCATTTCACTCTCTTTGAAAGAGGTTTGGGTAGATTTATTAGCAGCTTGAAGACCAACAACAGCAGCCTTTAAAGCTCTTTCGATTTCACAATAAATAGCTTCATCAAGACCTTCCATAACAATGTCAAGAACGTCTGCAAAATCTACACGGCCATCAAGGAACTCTTCAAAACCGATTTGAGCAGCTCCGCCGAATGCACTCGTAGGAACTTCATAGCTCTTACCATCAAGCTTGAATACTTCATAAATACCTGTAAGACCTACCTTTGTGATAAACTGCTTAGCACGCTTCTTAGCAGCCTGGGTAATCTTTTGTGTGAATACAGGCTTATCTCCTTGTGCGAAAGTCTTGATTTCAGCGAACTGACCATATTGCTGTAAAACCTTTTGGGGAAGTACATCATCAATAGTTTCTTCAATCAAAGAGAAAATTGTATTCTTATTTTCACGATAAAGAGAATATGTACCAGCAAGTTCTCTTAATTCGTTTCTTAAAGTGTCGTTTAAATCGCTATAACTAAGCTTTGTGTCATTGAAAGAATATGCAACCTGAGAAGAAGGATTTGCACGAGCAACGACTTTAGCTAATTCAAATAAATTTTTCTTATCTAACATTTCTCTATCCTCCTTTATGCAATTCTCATAACCTTAACAGCGGCTTGACCATCTGCAAGTGTGTAAACTTTTACTACTTGGAACTTAATAGCATCGGTATCACCAGTCTTAGAAAGATAACCAGTTGCGTTAGGAGCTAATACATCTCCAACAGCAATATCTTCTGTACCTTCTACCTTTACTTTTCCACTTGTATTACCCTGCTCTAAAGCGTTAGTTGTGAAAATATCACCAACATTCGTCTTAAATACACGAGGAGTCATTTGTCCCTTGAAAGGACCTACACCATCATGGGTGATTGTATCGCTACCAGGAGTGTAATTTTCTTTCTGCATAGCGAAGTCCTTATAAGACTCTCTCCATCTATCATCATATAATTTTACTTCATTGAATACTAACATCCATTCGCCTGCGCCAGTAAAATTAACTTCGCCATTAGCGTAATCGTATTTTACAAACTGACCATTTTCAAGAACATCAATACTTGCAGCAGCGGGAAGCTGAGCATAAATTTGAGCTGTTCTTTGAGCTGAAAGATGGTTAGGTTCAACCTGACCAAATCCAATTCTAGAAATTGTAGCCATTTTATATTCCTCCTAAATTATTTCCTATTTTGTTGAGTGCTCTGGCATGCTTTTACCCATGCTGGAACTGAAGCATCACCATTACTATCAAAATTAAAGTTTATGATTGGTTTATCTTCTCTAATATTATTATTTTCAGCGGTATTGTCTAAATCAAAATTAACCTTTTTTCTTACACAAATTACAGATAATTTACTTTCGATTTCATCTAAAGTATATTTTGACTTATTTGTAATGACATCAGCTTTATCTTCTTCAGATAACATATAAAAGCTTTCAATCATCTTATCCTTTTCCGCATCTTCGACTTTATTTTTAAAATCAACTAAAGCAGTATACTTTGTTTCAAGAGCTTTATAATCAGCTTCTAACTTTTGATAATTTTCTTCAAGAAGAGCATACTTTTTCTTTTTCTCATCATCCTCTTCTTTTTCTTTCTTATTATCTTCGTCATCCGCCTTTTCTTCAGGCTCTTCTTCAGAAGTTTTATCCTCTTCCTTTTCTTCGGTCTTAGGTTCTTCTTCTTTCTTTTCGTCGTCTTCAGTCTTTTTAAATTCAGTACCTTCTGTAGATGCAGGAACTGGATCAACTACTGGATTTTCAGCTACCTCAACAGGAGCTTCTACAGCCTCTTGTTCAATAGTTGCGTTTTCAGTAACTTCCATTTGACTTCCTCCTTGCAATGCAAAATTTAAACTCTTTAAATCCTGCATCATAGAATATAATGTTGTTCTAAACTCATCGTCCATTTTAGTAAAAGTTGTGCTAACATTGGGTGCGGCAACACTAGCTCCCTCAAAACAAGGTTCAACATCTTCTCCTAAAATACATAACTTTGAGAATATTGCATCATTTATAATAAAAAATTCCATACCTGATTTTGAATTTGTTGTCCAATTTCCATCTAATGTGTTTTCATCAAGTTCCATAGATTGAGGTTTCCCCTGGCCCTCTACAGCTGACTGACATTCTGGAAACTGACCTGTCCATAAAAAACCAGTTGTCATTAAATATTCTCTTGTGATTTTATTACCGAAATCATCGGTGTCTTCAAATTTTTGAAACCAAACTTTTGCATCTGGGGCAACAAATCCATATGGACGAGTCATACATTCAAATTTAATGCCTTCATCATCCATAATAACTCTGTTTCCGTGGTCTGCAAAATCATCTTTATCTTTCTTAAAGTAACCAACAATAGGCGCACCCCTGAGTGTTTTTGCCATATCTGTTGCGGTTTCTTTATTTATATAACTATGGTTACGATTCTCTCCAAGATAAAATACTTTAATTTCACAAGAACTCATTAAAGGATTTAAATCTAATGGTTGCAAATTAATAAATTCGGGAGAATCAATAGTAGCAATAGATTGATGCATTTTACTTCCTCCTTAATTCATGCTCTCTTTATTAGCAATGGTCTTATCACTTTTTTCATCATCTGCTTTTTCCTTGCGGCCAGCGCCCTCTGATGAATCATTAGTGTTTGATTTATCACTCTTTGAACTAGACTTGTTGCCGTCTTTATTCAAGGCATCCGCGCTCATAGTATTAGATGTTAAAGGTGGAATAAACATATTTACTAAATCTAATATGTTATTTTCAAAATAAGCATTTGCCAATATAGAACTTTGTGATTGTCCAAGCGCAATCTGAGGAAGCATCTTCGAATACCCCATCTGTGTTTGCTCTTTATATAACTTAGACAAGTCTTTATAATTATAAATTGTTGTCGTTAATAACTGAACTTTATAAGTAATATTTTTCTTAGTATTAAACTTACTAATCAATACATTTAAAAATGACTCAAATTGCAATAATAAATTATAGATTGCCGCCTCGTCATTAGAAATAGATTTTTCAAGAGCGATATTGCCATCTGTATTGAACAAATTTTGTGCAGTACCAGATTCATTATAAACTGTTCTTTCAACCTTTTCCAATTCATCTACTGAAGTAGTGGAGCTATTATCGGCCATATCCGCAACTTCAACATCTGCAAAAGTAGTTAAAACATCAATGCCAATAGCTTTGCCTAACATTTTAACTGCATTATTATGCAATGCTTGTGCTTCATCTACATCAAATATTAACTCACCATTTTTATCTAATGGCATTTTTTGAATAATAATCTTCAATAGTTGCTGAGCCATTTTTTTACGATCAAGCTCTTGAGCGGCATCCAAATCAATGATTGCAGGAACCGTCGATATAAACATAGGATAATCTTCACCATCCATATTAAATTTAAAAGCAAGATCTGGATCTAACAAATACCAACCCGCAGTATCACCTTGAAAATCTGGAACTAATTTTCCTTCCTTATAAAGAACATAACCTTTTTGAAATTCTTGTGGAAACAACTTCAATACTTTCATTTTTTGGGTTGTATCTCTAAAGTTATCATCAAAGAATTTCATATTAAATTCAATAGCTGGATGTCTATTAACTGTAAATCTTGAACGACAATATCTAGGTGGCAACTCTTGAATAGAAACTTCTTTATTGTTTTCAACTATATATCCATAATAGCAACCATTACGAATAACCTTTAAAGCTGCCTCACCTAAAAATTTCTTAATCTCAAAATTATCTAAGTATGTTAACACTTCAGAAAAACCTTTTAAAACTGTATTAGAATTAACTTTATCAGATACGATATAAGGAGTTACCATCCAATCATATCTATATAAATGTGCCATATATCTACATAATCTTGAGTAAATACCGCTGGTTTTATAGAAGAAATTTGAAATTTCTCTCATTTTCTCTATATCGCCTTTATCAATAGCATCTAATACAGACTTTTTATCTGTTAATGAAGGATTGACTCTTCTTAAGTCACCTACATTAATAACTGCATCTTCTAAAGTTTGTAAGCCAACTTTGATTTTTGAAAAGTCAGTTGGTGCATAATTTTCTGTGGGAGTCTCTGTTGCAAGGTGCATTGAAAAACCTTTTTGTTTAATCTCTTGTTTTCTGTTTATCAAAGTAGACACCCCTTTTAAAATATTTTTTAGTATCCTGCCGCCCGCATTATATAGTCATAATCAACTCTACCTTCATCCCAATAAGGAATTGCAATTAATTTTAACTTATGAGCTTTGCAGTATTCCCGCTTCTTCATATCGTTGAACTGTTGCTTCCTTAACCCAGAGAATCCGCCAAACTTGCTTTTAGCTTGATAATGCTGAATGCCTTGATACTCTATTAAAAAATCTAAATCGCCATTGTCATCAAAGACTGCGAAATCAAATCTTAAAGGATGCCCACTATTACTGACCAAATCTGGAAAGATATATTCTTCTTGAAATGGTAAGCCAGCTTCTCTTAAGATCTCTTCAATTTTAATCTCTCCTCGACTAGCTCTCATAGTTCACTCCTTTACTAATATATATAAAAATCATTATAATGACTTTAATAATTTTTGTCCTATTGCTTAACTAAAAAACATCATTTGAGAAATATTGCGCTTTTTGCGTTTCTTTCCTCTATCTTCTTCTTGCTTTATATAATACAATCCATATTCAAAAGCAGAGAATTTATCTTTCTTAATAGTACGAGAAGACTGTTTTAAAATAATATTAACACCTTCGTTTTCTTCTACAAGATTTAGCATTTGCTCTCTTAAAATCGTAGTTAAAGTAAAAGGTTTTAAGTAATCAGCTCTCTTGTCTGCATCCATAGTTTGTCCCATCTTAGTAGTCATTAATTTTGCTTTCGCTTGATTTTCATCAATTAAGAATTTAATTTTACCACTAGACAGTTGTGTTTGCGCATAAGTATGAGCTTCTGTGTTAATAGGTGCATTGGCTTTAATTAAATACATTGCATCTATTTCTGTTTCTGTTGTTTTATACTTCTTAAAATCTTTTTCCCAATCATCGTAAGTAGCTCCGCCAACTCCAAAATTAGGAAGAATTTCTCCAGTATCTGGATCAATTTGGTCAGTTACCATAAAGTCGACTAGACCAGCACCTAAACCATTGGCATCGATAACAACAGCACGTGCTTTATATTTATAATATAATTTCTTTAAATTAATTGCTTGAATACCAAAATGCTCTGCATCCCAAGTATATATATTAACAAGAGTCTTAAGTGATGCCCCTTGAGCTTGCGGCGTTACCTTAAAAACGCATACTTCCGTTGTACAATCTTTTCTACCAACGTCGACTCCAAGAACATAATATGCAGTTTTTGAAGTGCGGCCGCTGTATTCATATTCAGGCTGAAGTAATACTCTATGTTTATCGAATTTCTCGGCGCTGAAGAACGCGTTCTCCGCATCTCCACTCCATTCAGATTCATATTCTCTTGCAAAAGACGAATCGTTATAAGTACCATCAAGTTTAAGTTCTTCAATAAAACTTTTCTTTAATAGCTTTTCCATAACTGGAACTCGCCAAGTTCCGCCTAAAACAATAGATTCATTAGGTTCAATAATCTGTTGAATCAATAACTGAATTAACTTTTCATATGCAAATGAATTTTTCCAACCCGCGGTAGTTACATAAATTTGACTCTTATTAACTGTTTCTGTCTCTTGTCTAGAGCCATCGGATAATCGTCTATCTACGTTCATTGTAGGAATAATAACTTCGTTTAACAAAGTCTGATCAATAAGAATACACTCTTCCATTAAGCCGCCCGTAGTACGCTTACCACGAGAACGCTGGGTTGCCGCAATAATATCAAGTTTTGAGCCATTCTTGAAAACAAGTTCAATATTATCTTTGCTTGTTTTAGTTTTACCTCTTGTTAAATCTAATTCATTATTTAATCCAGGTATAAGTTTACAAAGCTCGTCCGCCTTCTCTTTAGCGATGCCTGCCGCCTGTTCCTTGCCGCCAGTAGTAACGAATAAATGCGCATTAGGGAAAAGAATACATCTAAGCATCAGTATCAAAATAGACAAAAATGATTTTGAATACGCACGGGGGAATGTAGCATAAGCATATCTATGACGCATTACCGCCCTTAAAAAAATTCTTTGATAAAAGAATAAGTGAAAGTTATTTGGATTATCTCCGCATAAAAATTCAACAAAAATGTCAGGGTATTCTCGCCAAAAGGCAATATACTGTCTAATAACAGGCAGTTGCGCTTTAATGCGCTCTTCCGATACGCCAATTTTTTTTGCATTTTTTGAAGTGGATAATTCCATTAAGTCTTTTAATGCCATAATTATTCCCCCTCAAAAATATCTTGGTCTTGCTCTTGTTGATTACTTACTTCTTCATAAAACTCTTCAAAATCTTGATCCTCAATTTCATCATAAGTATCATCGGTTATCTCTTTTTTCTCTTCTGCCGCATTCATTTCTTTCTGAATTTGAATCTTCTTTAATGAATCTTCAATCTGTTGACCAAAGCCTAAATCTTGAGTAACTAATTTATACACATATTTTTGCATATCCTGTAAAGTTAAATCAACTTTATCTTGAGGAATATCTGTTGCATATCTAGGAATAAAACCTTCCTTTTCACAAAGGTTAACCAATTCACCAATGCTATCAACATAGTCATTCTTTTCTTCTTTATTCTGCGCCGCAGTAAATTTTGCGGACTTACGCAATGAATCAGAAACTCTCGATAATTTCTGGAACCCATCGACGTCGCCGCAGTCAATAGCTTGATTCATTTTTAAAGTGGTTTTACACAAGAGAATAAGTGTATTCATAGTATCCGCATCTTGAATATCAAATGAATTAGTCATTTCTGTATACATTCTTTCAAGTTCTACCCATTCTGCGGGCTTATAGGTTCTACCCCACTTCATAGCCAGATATATTTTATCCTCTTGAGTGAGCTCTGCCGCTGGATTACCAAGTTCGTCTTCGCTTATAAATTCATCTTCATTAAAAGGATTATCTGCCCCAATAAAAGCAGGATTAGGACCATCTTCTAAATAATCTTTATTTTGTGTTTCTGTGCTAACTAAAGTTTTGTATTGAGCTTCTGAGATTTCTCCATTCTCTAATTGCTCCTTCAACTCTTGTTCATGTTGCTCTCGTTCAGCAGCTGCCGCAGCTTGTTTTTCTTTATTTTGAGCTTGAAGTTTTTCTGTATCTGCCCAAGTATAATTCTTCCATTGCTTAAGTTTCATCTTAGACAAATATTTGCCAAAAACTGACATACCATTCATCTTAGCTGGATCTTTCGCATAAGCACGGTCACGCAATACATTCCATTCTTCTGGAACATAAGGTACGTCCATTTTTTCCAAGAGCCAAAGGAAAGTAGATTCATTGAAGTTATCTATATGCATTGTAAGACACTTCTTACACATTTCAGTTTTGCGACCATCTTTATATGTGTAGAAGTTGTTCTCATCCATTGTTTTTCCGCATTTACTACAGAAAAATGTTTCCGCCATATCTATTACTCCTTATCTTTTTTATTTCTACAACATTTACAAATGCTGTACCAACCGTCCTTTGAGGTCTTATTTTTAGAAAAAAATCTATTATGAGCTAATTTTGTTTGTCCACATCTTGAACAAGTTTTCCATTTTCCTTTTTCAATTTCAGTATAATACCATAAAATATATTCTTCTTTTGCCTTATCCGCAATAAGCTTAGGAATCTTATTGCGCCAAAGAGAAGAAATATATTCAACAGAATGCTTGATTCCATAAGTCTCATTTAATAGAGTTTGGATTTCCGCATTCTGTTTACCATCTATCTTATATTTAACTAAATCTGCATAAAGTGGATAATCTTCTAATGCCAGCTTTAAAGTTTTATCAAAATCTTCCATTAAGTAATGAAAATCACTTGAGAATTTATATTTAAGTGCAGTACTTAACATTTCATAATTACATAAAATAGCACAAATATGTTTAGGATTAAATAATGAAACTAAATCATCACTTACTGGTTCGCCATCTTCATCAAACCAAATATGTTCATTTAATTCTATTTTACTTGGTGTTCTAGTATAATTAGTAGAATAAATAGGTTGCTTAAATAAATTTTTTAAAACGTATTGGTCTTGGCGCATTTCAATAAGTTGCTTTTTAAGTAAATACTTTTTCTTGCCATAAGCCTTTGCCGCTTGTTTTTCTATCTTTTCTATATTTTCACGTAATTCTTTCATTCCAGGTATAGTATCTATGTCCTCTTGTGTAATAGATACCTTTGGAGTGAGAATTACATTTTTATCATCTGTAATAAGATTATAAAGTCCATCTTCGCCATTTTCAAATTTACTAACTAAATCTTCATAAGAAGTTTCTCTTTTATTTACTGTAACTAATCTATTATCTGTTAAAATACTTTTTTCTTTCTTTTCTTCTTTAGGTAATGCATCTAATATATAATCTGCTAAAATTTCCAAATATTTAGGAGTAAGTTGAGAAGCGGGAGCTTGGGCTATAATCTGAGTAACAATTTGATTCCTTTCTTCTGGAGTCTTTATCGTATAGTCCAGTTTGAAATATTCTTTTGGCTGCTCTTCTAGAGTCATCATATCTGCCATTGCCGCTTTCTCCTTATATCTTATCTTAATATTATTATACCAAAATTTTTTGGAATGGTCAAAATTCATTTATAGAAGTTTAAATTGATTTTTTAAATTTTTTATTGTATAATTTATATGTAAAAGGAGAAAGATATGTTAGATATAAAGATACAAGAGCGATTTCCAGAACTAGCAAAAATAGTTACTTGGGGTGAAATGCTTTGCGATGATTGGATATCTGTCAAGAGAGAAACCGACTATAATGAAGTTTTCCCTAATAATGAAATTCGGAAAGTGTATTTAGAAAAGTGTGTTTATCCATATGAAAGATTTACATTTATGTATTTCTTTATCGCGCGGAAGTGTAGCTTAGAAGCGGCGCAGGGTTGGGCTAAAAGTGAATTTCCGCAATATCAAGAACCTGAAAATATAGGATATTGTGATTTAAAAGAGGGCAGTTTACAATGTAATATGTTTTGTCCTGCGTTCGGAAAACGAGACTGTCGGCAACTTAATACCTCGGTCGCCGCATATAAGGAGATTTATTTAGAATGAAAACTATTTGGAAGTATTATGTGAAGGAATGGATAAATTTTATTCCGCAAAACGCAGAATTTCTCTCTTGTGGTTTTGATGCAAATGGAGATGCCTGTGTTTGGTTTAAAGTAGATACTGAAAATAAAAAGGAAGAGATGGACTTATTTGTAGTAGGGACAGGTTGGGATATTTCTGGAATTGAAACAAGTATCTACTTAGGTAGTTTTACTGCTACATTATATGTATGGCATGTATATGCTTATTTCCCAAACAGAGAAGGTGGAAAGAACGCTTATTTGACAGATGAGGCTATTAATGATTTAAGAATGGCAGTAAAGCATGATGAGTTAACTGAAGATATGGTTTTTAATGTAATATTGAGAGAAAAGAAGCAAAAGGAGGCTGCCGCATATGGAGTTGCCGCGCAATAAAGAACTAAGTTTACTGCAAGTAAAGATAATTATTAATAGTGTGTTAGATAAAGTTAGTGAACTTGCTAATGATAATTATAATTTTATAAAAGATAACCCAGACAGAGAAGTTCCAAATGAGTTTTATAAAATGTGTTTTTACAAGGGCGAAGTGAATGCATATCAAGAAGTATTAAGGCTATTGGATAGAATAGAAAATAAGAAGAAAATAATTTGTGATAAAATTGAACAGAGAAGAGATACTGCTTTTAAAATGTTAGAAGAGGATGAATATTCGGAAGGCGTACAAATGGGATTAGATATGGCTCTTGATATAGTAAAAGAGAGCTATAAGATAAATTGAGATAGAAATCAAAAATACTTTTGGTAACTTTATCGTATTTCAGTTTTAAAAATACTTTTGGTAACTTTCGTCTTTTGAAATCAAAAATACTTTTGGTAACTTTTTTGACGAGAGCAAACTCATTTTCAAAAAAATATTTTTAATTTTCCCGAATACCCCACCCCCCATCAATATTCGTTGGTACGCCAGGTTGGAAGCTCAATTTTTGAAGCTGTCCAGTCAAGCGGCAGCCCCTAGTTTTAAGGCTCGGCTCGCTTACTACCGCAGCGAGCCGCTTTTTCTATTTGTGAATAATTCACAACATTTTTTGACCAATTTGTTAGTTTTTAACATTTTTTGTTAATTCCTAACAAATGTTAATTTAAACAATTAAAGAAAAAAATTTTTTTCATCATTTGTTATTTTTAACAGCCGCGTCCAGTCTAGTAGCCAACTTTGTTAATTTCTAACATTTTCTGTGTGAAACAAACACGTGAAACATTCATTCTGTTAGAAATTAACAAAAAAAATTTTTTAAAAAAATTATTAAAAAATACTTGACAATTGCCGCGTCCTGTGGTATAATGGAAGTGGAGCTTTACTCTTGCTCGCAAAAAAAAAAAAAAAAAAAAAAAAAAAAAAAAAAAAATGAAAAAAAAGTGAAAAAAATATTGAAAAGAGGTATAATAGAAGTGGAGCTTGAAAAAAGCAACAAAAAAACAAACAAAAGTTTTTTAAAAAATTTTTAAAAATTTTACTCAAAACACTTGACAACCGCCTCCTCTTGATGTATAATATAAGTGTAAAAAGGAACAGGAACAGGAGGCAATTAAAATGTTCACTTTAAAATCAATCAAGGAAAACAACGGCGGTACAATAAGCAAGGCAACAGGCGAGGCAGTGAGCTATGCAAGAGGTTATCAAGTAAGTAAGCGTGACCTCGCAATAGTCAAGGTGAGAGAGCTTAGAAAGCGTGACTTAGTCGCAACGCTTAACAGCTTAGCAGAGGATGAGTGCTTAGGTGTATGGATAGATAAAGGCTTAGCTTATATTGATTGTAGTGAGATGATAAACACTAAAAGACAAGCTATGAGAGTAGGCAAGCAACGCAAACAAATAAGCGTGTGGAATTGGAAAGCACAAGAGGCGGTTTATGTAAGGTAAACCGCCTTAAAAATATTTTAAAAAAGATTTAAAAAATACTTGACATTCTAACCACAATGTGGTATAATAGAAGTGGAGCTTTAAAGGCGGCAGCCTCCGTACGCAGCCGCTTCCGCTCCTATATTATACCACATCCGCAGAGCCTTGTCAAGTATTTTTGAGTAAATTTTTAAAAAAATTTTTTTATTTTTTTATCCTAAAATACTTGACAAACCGCAACAGGCGAGGTATAATATAAGTACAAAAAGGATGAGAGAGGTAGCAAACAATGACACTTTTAATTTTTAAATTCTTAAAAAATATTATAAAAAATATTGATAAAAACTTGTAAAAATGCTTGACAAACAACAAAGCTTGATGTATAATATAGGTGTAAAAAGGAAAGGAGGTACGCAGTATGTGGGGCGTAGCAGATGAATATTTAATGAATAATGTAGAGGTTGAACACAAAAAGGTAGATTTAACAAATCGTACTTGGGCAATTGCTTACAGGGCAAGTGATAGAATTTATAAGCAATTTAACAATTACAACGACGCAAAAAAAGCACTTGCGGAAATGGATGAATTTGAACAGATGTTCTATCATTTAATAATGATAAATGACTAAAAAAATTTTTAAAAAACTTTGAAAAAACGCTTGACAACAGTCAATAAGTATGATATAATATAAGTACAAAAAAGGACAAGAGGTATTAATTATGAAAAAATTATCTTACATGACGGAAATGGGAAAACTTTGCAGGGCAATGGATGAACACCCTGCAGGCGGAAAGGCTGAGGAAGCTGTTAGCAATATGATAAGTTTTATAAGCGGTATTCAAAAACGTAAAGCGTTGTATGAAGATGAAATATATTACATTAATGAATTAGTGAGAATAACGAACTTGTTACCTGAAATAATTTCAGATATACCTGTAAAAAAATAAAAATAAACTTGAAAAAGTTTATTAAAATGCTTGACAAACTAATTAGAATATGTTACAATATAGATACTAAAAGAACAGGAGATATAAAGATATGACAAAATTTTATTTATTTACATTTGCAGATGGTTACAAGGTAGCTTGCAGAGGGTTCAGTGCAGATGAAAAGAGAGCGGAAGAGAAAAAGCACGGCAAACTTATAAGCAAGGTTTTAGCTTAACATACAGCGGGCGGAGGGGCAAACCTCCAACCCTTCGCCCTTTAATTTAATTATAATTTTCATAGCCTTTAAATAATTTCTTAAAAAACCTGTCAAAAATGCTTGACAGGTTTTTTACTTTGTGCTATAATATAATTACAAAAGAACAAGAGGTAAATAAAAATGTTATTAACAACAGCACAAGAATTACAATTAAGAAAACAATATAAAGAGGAATATTCTCAGGCTTTAAGTGAGTGGGCAAAAGTTCATGAAATATTAGAAAAAGCTGTCCATACTCGCAAAATATACAGGAACGAAAAAATGCTTGCTGAATGCAAAGAACAGGAAATTATATTAAAAAAAGCATTGGAAGAAAAAGAAAAGCAATTATTAGATTTTAGTATATTAGTTATGAAAAGCAATTTTGAAAGAAAAATATTAGGAGTAGAATAATAAACTGCGGAGGTGCCGTTAAAAGTAAACTTAACTGCGGTTAAGATTTCCGAACGCGGTCGCCGCCGAACCGAAAATTTTACCACATCTCAGCCATTTTGTCAAGCGATTTTTAAAAGTTTTTTAAAAAAATATTTTAAAAAATATCCCGAAATTCACTTGACAAACCTCCGCTTATACTGTATAATATAAGTGTAAAAAGGAACAGGAGGTAATAGTTATGACTACTAACTATAAAGCAACAGTAACAGCTAAGAACACAAAAACAGGTGAGGTAACAGTAAAGACATTTACAAATAAAGATGAGGCTTATACCTACATGGCAAAACAAATAAATGCAATAACATACCTCGAGGAAACAGGTTTAAAACTTTAAAAGATTTTTAAAAATCTTTTAAAAAATACTTGACAAACCGCAACTTGTATGTTATAATATAGGTGTAAAAAGGAAATGGAGGTAAACAAAAATGTTAGAACAGTTAGCAACAGTTGAAATCGAGGAAATGCTCACAGGTACAGGTTATTTAACTGAGGATATGCTCGAGGCGTTAGAATTGAGTTGTGAATAACAACTCAATTCTATAAAAAAATTTTTAAAAAATATGCAAAAAAACGCTTGACAAAAACAAGCAAACCTGATATAATATAATTACAAAATAAGAACAGAGGTAAATAAAAATGACAAAATTATACACTTGTACAGCTCAATGTGATGAAAACACTTTAATATCATATAACACAAAATTAGTAAATATCAACAGAAACGAGGATAGAGTTGAAATAAATATATATCGTTATCCCTCCGCAACCTCCGCACAACATTTGCGTAAATATACAAATTGGTTAAGAGAGCATAACGAGGGCTTGGTAGCCGATGTTTATAACCTTGCTTTAAATGATATGGTAGCTAACCACAAGAGATTTGCCACTGCAACATTTGACTACCACACAGGCGAAATAAGTGTGGAGTGGGAGGACTAACCTCCCACTTTTGCTTATAGGCAATTTTTTGTGTAATTGTATGATTAAAAAATTTTACAAATATTATATAAAATTACTTGACAAAAGTTTTTCTTTATGATATAATATAATTGTAAAAAGGAATGGAGGAAATACTTCAATGAAAAAATTATTGATTATGTTAGTAGGTTTACCTGGAAGTGGCAAGAGTACTTGGGCAAAAGATGTAATACATAATGCGGTGACTGTGTCAACAGACAACATAAGAGAACAGTTATACGGCAACGCAAATATTCAAGGCAAATGGAAAGCTATTGAGGCGGAAGCGGATAGACAAATAAAAAATGCTTTTAATGACAATAACATTAACATTATTATTTATGACGCCACCAACCTCCGCATGGATAGAAGAAAAGCATTTTTAAAAAAGTGGTCAAAATATGACTGTATAAAAGAGGCAGTTATCTTTTGGGCATTTGGCGACTTTTGCAAGAAACGCAACAAAATGAGAGATAGACAAGTACCCGAAAGTGTTATTGACAGAATGGAAGAAGAATTTGAAGAACCTACCTATAAAGAGGGATGGGATACAATTTTTTATATGACTTGGAATGACGATATAAAAGATTATGAAATAACATTACAAAATAAGCATTAAAATGCTTGACAAATAAAAGCGGAAATGCTATAATATAAGTACAAAATAAAAAACAAGAGGTAATAATTATGACAGTAGCAGAATTAGTAAACAAGATGGGCGGAATTTATTTAGATAATATTTTAATTTATGAATATGATAAAAATGGTTTTATAAAGGATATGCCTAAAAAACCGACATCCTATTCATCTTATCCGAAAGTAGCAAAAATGGAAGTTGAGCGTTTTAATATAACATTTAATAATCAAAATCAGCTTAGGTGTGAAATCTTTACCAAAATACCTGTATAAAAATTTAAAAAACCTTGCCAAAACACTTGACAAGGTTTATTCTTTATGTTATAATATAAGTACAAAAGGAGGTAAGATATGAAAAAGATTATGACTATAAAAATTGACAGAAGTGCGGAGGACTGCTTAAAGGAAACCAAAGAGCAACGACTTGAACGCATTAAATATGCAAGTGCTATGAGAACGCAAGTTGTTCCAAACAAAAAGCACTATGACCGCAAAAAACTCTCAAAGGACTTCTATTGAGAGTTTTATTTTTGGCGGAGCGCGCTGGGCCGCTGCGCTCCGAAAAATCTATTATACCACACTTTTCAGGTTTTGTCAAGCATTTTAGCAAAATTTTTCAGATGTTATTTTCTCCCAAAATTCACACGCAAAAATGTTACAAAATAACATTGAAAAATATCGCAAAAATGCTTGACAAATAGTTGCTAATGGTGTATAATGATTATACTAAAAGAAAGAGAGGTAAACATTATGATGTATGTAGTTTTAGGTAAAGAAGGCTTTGAGCAAGGTGAAAGCGTGGAAATTAAAGTCAATGATGTATTTTTGGCAGAGCGTATGGCTGGCAGTATAGCGTCAACTTTTCTTGGTTGTGTGCTTGATGTATATGAGCTTAACGAGGACGGCGTTCTTGGTAATCATATTGTAACAGTCAAGGGCGAACCTAAACCCCAAAAAGACAAAGATGTTGATGACTATATTGACGAACCATATGACCCTTATGACGAGGTTGGTTACGATCCTTATACAGGTGGATATGATATAGACTTGTAAAAGTCTATATCATAGGAAAAATTTTTTAAAATTGTTGGATAAAATGCTTGACAAACTTAAATTGATATGATATAATATGTATGTAAAAAGGTGGAGGTACGATATGACTATTATGAAATTATTAGAAGAAGTTAAGTGGACTGATTTAGAAACATTGGCGGAATTTTTAGACGGCAATAAACTTGGCTATTGGCTTGATGGTAATAAGAATATGGCTGTTATTGTGACTATATCTCCGACAAAAGGGTTTAGCGAAACAAGATATTGCATTAAAAAAGATAAAAATAATTTAATTTATTTAGAGAAAATTGCTTGACAAACTCAAATCTACATGGTATAATATAGGTGTAAAAAGAAAGAGAGGTAAATGACTTATGTATGAAGTAGTCAATCAACATTACAAGGTTTTAGCAACAGTAAACACAATAGAAGAAGCCGACAAGATAAGTTGGGAATATGACAGAAAAGGCATTTGGGTATACATAAGACAAAAAAAGATTTAAAAAATCTTTTAAAATTGCTTGACAAATTAAAATAAATATGCTATAATATAAATGTAAAAAGGTTAGGAAACTAACCGATATGCAGTTAATAGTTTAACAGTAAAACAGTGGGGCTGTTACCCACCGAAGCAAGTGCAATTCTTGCAAACTGCCTCTCTTGACTTGGGGAACCCAAGCGTTGAACACTTCAACTGTAAGGTGGTAATTTTCCTGTTTATATTGAAACGGTAGCTTAATGGAAGTAAGGCTTAAACCATTCGATGACACTTGCGAAAACGTGTTGAGTGTGACCTCTTGTAGACTAAGGAGGCATGTGGTAATGACTTTTTAATGCTTTTTGTAGATACCCTATGGACGTGGTGTTGAAATGAAAAAGCGTCGGCTTTGCTTTGGTCGTTAGGCGGTGCGCAACGCAAAAGCTATATCAAGGGTACAAAGTGCTTTGCTATGGTGTAACTCCATAACCCTTGACCATTCATACAATCACCTCCATGTTCTTTTGAAAAAGCTAAGGCAGATTTTGTCTTGGCTTTTTCTATGCGGCAACCTTGCCTATCGGCGCCTAAAAGCAAGCATTTCCGCATAGTTAAATTTACATTTTTTAAAAATTTTATTATATTATCTTAATGAAACAAAAGGAGTAAAGCAAATGCAGACAAGTGTTACAAAAAACATTTGTCCTAATTGCGGAGCTGTTGACAGTTACGATCTTCTTAATTATTCTCTAATCGACTTAGACTTAAACATTGATTTTAAATGCGAAAAGTGTAAGCATAGTTGGACAAACTGTTATGGTTTATTTTACTTAGGTTGGAAAGATGATAAAGGGAATTATGACAGAGATGGCTTAAAACAACGCTATTAAGACTAAATGTCTTGATAGTCTAATATAACTATCAAGCGACACCCGAGGACAATCGGCGAGTGTCGCTATTTTATTACCGCACTACTTGTAACATTTTTCTAAGCCTTTGGGTGCATTAAAGCAACGACCGCCGCATCCCGAAAATAAATTAAAAAACTTTTAAAAAACACTTGACAAATCTATTAAAGTATAGTATAATATAAGTACAAAAAGGAACAAGAGAGGTAATAAAAATGTATACTGGTAGAAAAATGATTTTAGGTGAAGAAGATGAAATTTTAGGTCAGTTAAGAAATTACTTAGATACTTTTCAAATGGCAGACCTTGAAGAGCTTTTACAAAAGCAAGATAAGGCAATGGTAAGTGCAAAAGTCACCGACGTTCGAGTTATTGTTTATTTTGAAAGAGGCGGAGTATGCAATTTCAGGAGGTATTACTAATGATTAGCCTCCTAATGATATGGTTCTGCTTTAAACCAATGTTTGTAATACTCCAAAGCAAGTTTTGCAGAATAATTAAATATTATCGAAAGAGTGGTGAGTAACCACTCTTTTTTTATTTGCGGCTCGTCGTGGCGCGTGACGAGCCGTTTTTCAGACCTGTTAATAGCTCACACTTTTTGCTTTAAAAAATGTTAAAAATTTTCATTAAAAAATTATCCCAAAATGCTTGACAAATTCTGCTGTATAGTGTATAATTATTATAGTAAAAGAAAGGAGGTAGTTAGTATGACTACTATAAATGAAATCACATTACAAGAGAGAGAAAAGACTTTGGCAAGATTAGACCGCTTTATTTGCGAATATTTAGACAATGACAACGTGTGGCTGGAATGGATAACCTATGGTGTGCCTGACCAAAACTCCGACGACTATAACCCTGATGACTATAAGTGGATAGCAGAAGATGACGAAATGTACAACGATACTATTGACTTATGGTGCGAACTCTCCGCTCAATTCTCAAAAAAAGATTTAGAAAATTTAGCAAAATATCTTGAAAATGCTTGACAATAGTCAAGCATTATGATATAATATAGATACTAAAAGAAAGAGAGGTAAATGACTTATGGCAGAATGGGTAGCAAGTTTAGGTTTTTGGTGGTATGTAATATTCTATTTGGTAATACAAATTATAAATGTTGTTCTTAATACACTCAAAACGATAATCACTTCAAGAGCGTCAAAATTACCAGCTTCAATTATAAATGCATTGACTTTTGGTTTTTATACTTTGGTGCTTGCTTTGACTGCGGATATATCGAACTTATGGGTAAATATGGCAATAACAGTAGTAGCTAACTTAATTGGTGTATATGCGAGCATTGCTGTACTTGATAGACTGCGTAAAGATAAACTGTGGGAAATCACCGCAACAATTGAAAACTTTGAAAATGCAAGTTGGCTTGAAGAGCAATTATGGGAAAATAAAATATCATATAACTTTCAAGAGGCTTTTGGTCAAAATGAAAATGTACAAGTATTTCATATCTACTTGCCCACGCAAAAGGAAAGCACTATTGTAAAAGAGCTTTTAAAGAAAGCAAATGCAAAATATATTGTACACGAAGAAAACGCAAAACTATAAAAGCGGAGGTGGCGGTTAAAGTGGAATGAACCGCAAGTAAAGTAACTTTAACCGCCCGCCCGCAACTTTTTATAAAAACTTATGTAAAAATGCTTGACAAAATTATTTAAAAGTATTATAATATAAGTACAAAAAGGAAAAGAGGTAATAAGTATGACTGAAAAAATAGTAAAATTTGTAATTTGTATAGCTTGCTTAGTATTACTTGTAACAATAGGTTATTTAGCTAAAAAGATAGCAGATAAAAGGCAACCGCCTATTAAAAAGGAATTAAAGCTCCTTGATAATGAATGGGCAGATAATTGGTATAGAGCATCTTACTTACATAATCTAATTTTAGACAAACAGCAAGAGCTAACCACTCTCCCCACTGATAGTACGGCTTATTTATTCTTAACTATTGAAATTGAAAAAATGAAAACCGAAAGAGCGGAATGTTTAGCAAAATGCCAAAAAATAACTGAAAAAAGAAACAAAATTAATTCAAAAATACTTGACAATAGTCAACAGACGTGATATAATATAAGTACAAAATAAAAGAAGAGGTAATGTAAAATGATTAAACTTAAAAAGAAAAAAGGTTGCACTTGTCCTTGCTGTGGAAATCAAGACTGCGAAATTATCAACTATGAGTTAAATGACGATTTTGACTTGTCTATCAGCTTTTGGTGTCAAGACTGTCAAGACAGCTTTATTGACTTCTATTGCTTAGAGTATGACGGCTATTGTCACGGAAACGCTGTCTATGATAAGGATGGCGAACTCGTTGCGGGCGAGGAAGATGACGAACTGTTGAATTAAAACTGCATATTCAGTGCATAAAGTTATATTTATGCACTGAAATTTTGGCGGGCTGCGGGCGGCCGCCCTTGCCCGAAAATATTATTATATCATACTTCACAGCTTTTTGTCAAGCATTTTGCACTAAAAAAATAAAAAAATATTTTCCCAAAATTATTGAAAAACTATTGACAAATGAAACCTTAGATGGTATAATGTATATACAAAAAAGGTTAAGAGAGGTAATCAAATGGAAATTAAAATTATTATCAATGACAACGAAGTAAAAGACGTAAAAACAAACACAAATGAAAATGCAACTAAAAATGTTGCAAATGCTGAAAAGCCTTTTAATCAAAGATATGCTGATAAAATGTTTGATATTATTAGTGAATACTGTGAGGGTAGCTGTCCTTTGGAGGGAACAGGTTTTGACTGTCCTTGTTGCGGAAAAAATGTTGACTTGTTACCTGACTGTCCTACGGGTTATGACTTTAAAGAGTGTGTAAAAAAATATATAAAAACTTTTTAAAAACGTTTGACAAACTGAAACTAATGTGCTATAATATATATACAAAATAAGGAACGAGGTAAATAAAATGAAAATTATTGTAACAAGAACTTTTACTTATGAAGATGATGACATTGAAAGATTAAAAGAAGATATGAGAGCCGAGGGCTATAATGCCGATGATGACGGCGAGGTTGAAGATTATCTTTATGACCTTGATAGTGATAGCTTGGAATGGGGAAGTACAAGTTATACTACCGATGTTGATTTTAACGATTAAAAAATTTTTAAAAAAGTTTTGAAAAATGCTTGACAAGTGGCGGAAATGATGGTATAATACAAGTACAAAAAAGGATATGAAGAATATCTAAAAAATATATTTTTTAAAGGAGTTTTATAAAACTATGAACAATGAATTTCTTACCCAACTTAAAGACGCAATGAACAATGTAGTTAGCCTTATCTCGAATAGAATTGGCGAACTTGACGATGACGTTGAACAGCAAATTGAAAACATTCAAACTGCTTACAACACAATTAAGTCCGATAAGGCAGAAGCTAAGGAAATTGCAAACCTTGCAAGAGAGTTTGCTGAAAATCTTGAAGAAGTTGCAACTGAGGGCAATGGTGTTATTGATACCGCTACTGACGTTGTAAATGACTGCTATGACCTTTACAATGACGGTTATATCGAAGATGAAGAGTTAGACAAGGAAATGAAAGTCAATGACGATTTTGACGAAGATGACAATGAAGAGGCAGATAGTGCCGAACCTACTGATGAACCTGTTTCATAATAAAATTGCCCCTTAAATGGGGCAATATTTTTTTAAAAAAGTTTGCGGAAATGCTTGACAAATGGCAGAAGTTGTGCTATAATATAAGTACAAAATAAGGAACGAGGTATTTTAAAAATGAAATTAGAAGTTACATTTAATGCTAAACTCAATGATGATGAGCTTGACGCACTTGCTACAACCGAAGGAATTTTTAATGAAATTATTGACAATGACTGTGAAAATCTATTTATTGATAAGCTAATAGATTTAGCAACAAGTCCAAGTGGCTCTGATAATGAATTGATAGAAAAATTGCGAAAAGGAACTATTACTCTTGATGATATAACTGAAATTTTAGTGCTAATGCAAGATTACTTATAATAAATAAATATACAAGGCTCTGTATAAAAATACAGAGCTTTTTTCGGCTCGCTAGCGACTGCCGCGAGCCGAATTTTCTATTATACCACACTTCACCAAAAAAGTCAAGCAATTTTCAATAATTTTTTAAATGTTATTTTTTCCCAAAATTAATGTTAAAAATTTTCATTAAAAAATTATTGAAAATTGCTTGACAATTCCGCTCTATGGGTGTATAATACTACTGTAAACAAAAGGAGGTAAGCTCAAATGAATGAGTTAAACAAAGCAATTTATTTTGATATGGACGGCACTATTGCCGACTTGTATTCCGTTGAGGGGTGGCTCTATGATTTAACACACAATAACGCCCGCCCTTATAAAGAGGCTAAGACATTAGTCAATATGAACAGTTTGGCAAAGCAACTCAACCGCCTCCAAAAAAGCGGTTATAAAATCGGTGTTGTAAGTTGGCTGTCAAAAGTTAGTAATGATAGTTATTCTCAACAAGTGATAGCAGTTAAGAAAAAATGGTTAAATACTCACTTAAAAAGTGTTAATTTTGACGATATAATTATCGTTCCTTATGGAACTCCTAAACATAAAGTAGTTAAATTTAACGGTGTTTTATTTGACGATGAAGAGCAGAATAGACAAGCGTGGGAAAGTGTTAAAAATAACTCCGCTTATGACGAAAAAAATATTTTAGAAATTTTAAAAAATCTTTAAAAAATGCTTGACAATAGCAAATGGATATGATATAATACTCTTGTAATTGAGGTTAAGGAAGTCAAACAAACAACGACTTGAAAAAATATTTAAAAAAGTTTTGAAAAATGCTTGACAAACAAAAGCCAAAGTGATATAATATAAATGTAATCAAGGTTAGCAGTAATTAGACAGATTATCAAAAAGAAAAAATTTAACAAAATTACTGAAAAGGAAAGAAAATGAATATCGTTGTATTTGACACCGAAACAGTAGGAATGAAAACGCAAACACTTATCAATGTTGGTTATCGCATTATTGATGTAAATATACAAGAGGGAACTTATCATACGCTTAAAGAGCGTGATTATTTGGTCGGTGATTTAATAAACAATAAAATCTTTATGCTTAATGATATGTTTATGGGCGAAGATAAATATAACAAATATTTACAGTTGCTTGAAACGAAAAAAATTATCAAAAGAACTATAAAGCAAATTTTTACCACTATGGCAAATGATATTGCAAAGTATAAAGTTTTGTTTGGTTATGCTTATAACTGTGACTTTGATACCGACAAATTTGAAAGGACGGCGGTCGAATATGGCATTGAAAACCCTTTGTCAAAAATACCTGTTTTTGATATATGGGCATACGCTTTAAACCATATAGTCAAGACAGACGATTATTTGAAGTGGGCAAAAGAAAACGAAGTTTTTACTGAAACTCAATTTTATATATCGACAAGTGTTGAAAGTGTTGCAAAGTATTTACTTAATGATTTAAACTTTGAAGAACAGCACACCGCTTTAAGTGATACGCAGTTTGAAACTATGATATTATTAGAATGTGTACGCAAAGGCTGTGACATAACAAGAGCGGAAAAGTTGACGGGAAAATTCATACCAAGCGGAAAAGTGTTTACTAAGACAATAGTTATAAATGGCGAAAGTCACGAATTTACTTATACACGCAGAAAGGGCAAGCCCGATAGTGAAGTTGTAAAGTATGAATAATTAAGTGGGGGGCGGAAACCGCCAACCGCCCCTCAAAAAAATTAAAAAAACTTTTAAAAAATGCTTGACAAAGCAAAACTAATATGATATAATATAAGTACAAAAAGGGAAAGGAAAGGTAACCGCCTAACCCTTAAAAATAAAAAATAATTAAAAAGGAAAGGTATTAAAAATGGCTAACAAGACAACTAAAAGAGAGTATTTCGCACAGGTAACAGAAGTAATTGCAAACGCTGATATTTCGGCAGAACAGAGAGAAGAGCTTACAGCTTTTATTAATCACGAAGTTGAACTCCTTGACCGCAAGTCAAGCAAGAACAGTTTGACCGCAACGCAGAAAGCAAATTTGGATATTATCGAAAATATCTATGACGCACTTGTTGACGTTGGACACCCTGTAACAATTTCTGAACTTATGGCAAGTAATGCGGAAATGGGGCAGTACACAAACCAGAAGTTATCCGCACTTTTGAAGAAGTTAGTTGACGAGGGTAGAGTAACCAAGTCAACAGACAAGAAGAAGTCTTATTTCGAGGCAGTGGTAGAGGGTTAAACCTCTACCTACCCTTAAAGGGTAATTATAACAACTGAATAAATATACATAGAACCGCATATTTATGCAATATAGATATGCGGTTTTGTTATGCGGAAATGCGTGAAACATTGGTGGAATTTAACAATGTTTCACAGGCGCGTGAGCGTACGCTCAGCGCCGAATCCTCCATTATACCACACTTCAGAACTTTTGTCAAGCAATTTTGAGTATTTTTCAAAAAAATATTTTTCCTAAAATTATTAACATTTTTTGTTACTTTTTCACAAAAAAATTTTTTCAAAAATTTTTTGAAAAAGGCTTGACAACTAAGGTATAAAGTAGTATAATATTCTTGTAAATGAAAGGGGAAAGCAAGCGACCTCCGCAAAAAAACTTTTAAAAAAGTTTTGAAAAAGGCTTGACAAACACAATTGAATATGATATAATTATTATGTCGAAAGGGGAAAGGCACTTAATGAAAAGCCGAAAAGATAACCGAAAAAAATTTAAAAAATCTTTTCAAAAACCCTTGACAAACACAACTTAATATGATATAATATAAGTACAAAAAAGGAAAAGAAAAAATTTAAAAGGAGTTAAAAAAATGGCAGACACAAAGAAAATGACTAAAAAGGACTATTTTGCACAGTTGAGAACTATGGTTGAGGGTAATGCGGAATTGACCGCCTTTATCGACCACGAAGTAGAGTTGTTAGACAAAAAGTCAAGTAAAACTACTATGACCGCAACTCAAAAAGAGAATGAGGGTATAAAGGCAACTATCCTCACAGTTTTAAGTGAAACAAACCATCCTATGACAGTTAGTGAGCTTATGACAGACGAAAGATTGCCTTATTCTAACCAGCGTATATCCGCCTTGCTTACCCTTATGGGCGAAAATGGCACTAAACAAGTAGTTAGAACAGTCGATAAGAAAAAGGCTTATTTTACAGTTGCTTAAAAAACCAAATGGGCGGGGTAAAAAATCTTGCCCCGCCCGCAAAAAATCTTTAAAAAATTACTGAAAAACGCTTGACAGTTTAGCTGTATAGGTGTATAATATAGGTACAAAATAAGAAAAGAGGTAAACGACCTATGGCAAAATTTATTGAGTACAAACTTGACAACGGCAAAACTGTTAGAATACCACAAGAGGAAGTTGACAAATCAATGGAGTTGTTAGACTTGACAGAAGAGGACGCTATCCAAATGTGGCTTGAAGATGAGGGTTATGTCGATAACGCCGAACAAATAGAGCTTGACAAAAAAGCCAAAGCAAGTGGCTTGTCAAGAACTATCCACGAGGCAAAAAGCACAAAAGAGCGGAAACCTCGTGAAAAAGTGCGGAAAGAAGATAGAGCGAAAGAAGATGTAATTTCAACACTTGCCGACACGCTGAAAGAATTTGCAGAAAATGTGCAAATAGTCAATGTTGGCAAATTGATAACATTCACGCTTGACGGTGATAACTACAAACTTGACTTAATAAGACAGCGAAAACCGAAAGAAAAATGATAAAAAATCACTCGAAAGAGTGATTTTTTGTTATAATTTTACATTTTAGTAGTTAAATTTAACTATTTTTTTGATAATTTTTAACATTTTTAACAGTTTTTTACATAAAAACTGTTATTTTTTAACAAATTTTTGTAAATTTTAAACATTTTTTGTTGTTTTTTAACTATTCGTAAAACTTAGGTTTTACGAATAATTGCAGAACTTAACCGAGGTTAAGTTTCACAGAACTTAACCTCGGTTTAATTTTATCTGAATAGCTGCGGACCGTGGAAGGGCGACGCTGGGAAACTTGACAGTTGATTGAGTATTTTAAAATGGAATGCGCGGACGCGGGTATGTGTTTCCTAAATCCCGAATTAAAGAGGTGACGGAGCGCAGGCGACCGCCATGCCTCCGTTTCGCCTAATGTTACATCTATATGCGATTTTTTCTGTAGATGTTAGGTCTTAGGTTGTCGCTTCCATTTTCCCAAAATAACAAGAGAGACAATATATGCCAAAAAATTTGTAATTGTTCTGCTATTGTCGATAAAATTTACATTTTTTCAATAGTCAAGTAAATTTGATTTATTCTAGTTCGTTCAGCTATAACAAGAGAGAAAGGAGAGAGAAAAATTGGCGGCAATGATAGGTATATGGATTCCTAAGGTTTCGTTTAATGTTACTTTGAACGGGGTCGCCGCACCTTGACAAATTAATAAAAATATGCTATAATAAATTGGAATGCCAAAAAATTTTGCTTATACGAACAAATAATCGTGAGAAATATACTTTTAATGAAATATCTATATTGTGATTTACACGTGCTTAACAAAATTTTGGGTTGGGAGAAAAATAAAATTCATTGAAAAATTTAAAAAATTATAGTATAATAAATTGGAACAAAAATTTTAAAAAATTTTTTTTGAAAAATTTTCTTGACAAAAATAAGTCAAGCAAAATTTGCCACGAAAATTTTAAATAATTTATTAGAAATGATAAAATATTCAGAAAAGTCAATTTCTTACGAATTTAATTGATTCTGGCTTATTCAACAATAGCAAAGAGTAAAGGAAAGAATTTTAGAGCGGAGATAGCTGCTTTAAGGAAGCGGCTGCTCTTGCTTTCAGGGTGTATTCATTTGACTTCGAAAAATTTTTATTTTATACTTATAGAGGCATATGAAGAGAAATTTGTTCCATGATCATGATTAAAGAATATTATATTAAAGATCATGATTTATATATTATATATATTATATATTATATGTATTATTATATTATTTTATATATTATTCAGGCAACTTGACTTTTTTAAAAAATTTTAAATTTTTATAGAAAACGGTCGTGATTTAAAGTCATATGGTGTTTCAAATTCTTGAGAATGGAACGCGACCTCCTAGTAGCTACAACTCTAAGTATTTTTAATACAAAAGCATCTACAACTCTAATTATTTTTAATTAAAATATTTTATAAAATAACTCTATAGCAGCCACAACTCTATATAATTTTTATAGATATTTATTCTATACCTTATATAATTTATATACAAAAGCCACTATACCTTTCAATAAAAAATCTCCCAGACGGACAGCGTTAGCTGTTCGTCTTTACTTTTTTTAAAAAATTTACTATATTATATATGTAAAATAAATAAAAACGAAAGGAGAAGATGATATTATGACAACAAATAATGATATTATTTACGACTTACTTAGGTCTGGTATAACAAGAGACGAACTATACAAACATATAGATCAGCAATTCAGTAGAATTCAAGAGGAAGATGAAGCAGAAAAATCACAAAAAGTTGCAGAACAAGAGCAAAAAGAAAAAATTGCGGCAGCCCGCTCAGAGTTGCTAAAAGCTTTGATTACTTACTTCAATGCCCTTGGTATAAAGTATGAAATTACCGACGAAGATATAAAAGAAGTAGAAGACTCTCTTAAAAAGATAGAAAGTTTATCTTTAAACAAATTACCTTTAGCTTTCATAGAATTACTTTAAAGAAAAGCTGTCACTAAAGTGACAGCTTTTTCTAAACTCCCAATAAAAGAAATCAGCCCCTTATTTGCAATTTCTTGCAAACGAAGTTGCAAAAATTGCAAAAAGTCAAAAGATTTTTTGCAAGAATTGCAAAATTTGCAAAAATTCTTTGCAAAATAAGATATAAGATAGCAATTTACAATTTGCAAAGATTTCGTACAATTTTTGCAATTTTTGCAAAGACTTTTTGCAAGAAATTAAATAAATACAAGAGCTTTTTTCTTCTTAAACATTCATTTTTATGCGGAAATCATCAAATTTTCTTGCAAAAATTGCAAAAATATTTTTGCAAAAATTATATAATGAAAGTATCATTTTTTCTATTTTTCCAACCTTCGCTATGATCAACACTAGATTTAGTTATCCCTAACTGTTCTGCTACTTGTTGGGCGGTAATACCTGTTCTTGCTAATTTCCAAATCTCTTTATCATCAACTATGCGGCGGCGACCCTTGGTTTTACCCGCTTCAACCTTAGATTGATAGTTCTTTTTGCTGAAGTCAATACTTCCTTTAGTAAAATTAACAAAAGAAGAAATAAGAACATCATTTTCATATTGTAAAGGCTGTTCTGTACCATATCTAATTATCTCTGCTATAATTTTATCTTGTTGCTCAAGCGGAAGACTCTTAATATTCTCTAACCAATCAGAGTGAACTATAAATGTAATATCTGCCATAATTCACCTCTTCATAAGACTATTAAAGTCTTCTATAAATTTATCTGTTTTTTCAAATACCCAACACAATAAATGCGGCCGCTGAGGGTTAGGCATCGTTGATATTGGATCATGTCCCATTTGAATAAGAGCCATAGCATAAGACATCTTATATACAACTTGGAATTTGTTATTAGTATTAGTATTAGTCATTTATTTTAATCCTCGCTGTCTTCGTTTATTTCTTCATATTCAATTTCATATTCGACATCTTTACCTCTTCCCCAGCGAGATAAGATAATGCCTTTCTTTCTTAATGCTTCTTGGGTTCTAGGGAAATTATAATATATAGTTTTTTCACTTTTTCCAAGCTGCCTTGCTACTTCTTTTAAGGTCATAATTAATCCTCCTTGATTTTCTATTATAAATAAAAAATAGAATAAACATATTGTTGAACTTTAACCAACATTTTGTTTAATTTTTTTTCGATATTTTTAGTCTTTCCCTCCAATTTGGCGTTTTTCAAAAAGTCGGTGTCTTTAAATAAAAAGAATGATTTTCCTATGCGGCGGCCTCTTTCTCTTACGTTGAAAAATTTTAAAAATTATTATATAATATACATAGAAAATAAGGAATAGGTAAAAATATGAAATTAGATCTTATTGGTAGACGCATTTTTGACAGAGAAATATTTGTCCGTTGTGATTGCGGGTGCTCGATTCTATCCTTCACAGACTGCGGTAATTCCTTTGTAATCGATTGCTATACTTCAGTACCTTTAAAGTATAAAGATAAAAATGCTATTTCATTAGCTCCCGTTGAATTGCGTCATTTTATTTCATCATTAAATTTATGTGTATCATATTGGAAAGACAAAAGAGAATTAGAGCCTATAACACTTGAGCTTCCTAATCATATAAAAGTTTTATTTAGTATGAATTTAAACGACGATTTAATAGGTATTACAAAATACTATAAAAAGAAAGCAATTTGGGGTGTTGTTCTTAGGTCAGAAGAAATCACTGAATTAACTAATACATTAAACAGTTGGCTAAGATGTAGTTAATTTATTTGAAGAAATTTAAAAAATATTATATAATTTATATAGAAAAACGGTTAGGAGATATTTAATTATGAAATTTGATATTAATTCACCCTTTGGAATGTACATTATGGAGCAAGATCAAAGACAAAATAGAATTGACGAAATTGTCTGTCAACTACCACGAGTAGGAATGAATTTGCGAATTGCTTGTGAAAGGGCGGGCGTTGACCAAAAGTCATTGACTGATGAAGAAATAGCTTATATTAAGAAAGAAATATCGAAATAATCAAAAAGGAATAATATAATATGTGGACAGTAGAGCGGATAACGGAAGTTTGCAAAAGATATGCGGCAAAAGTTAATGATGATTTTACGATACCTGTAAGCATCAACAGCCGCCTTACTAAAACATTAGGTAGAGTTAATATTTATCGAAATGGTTATGGCGAATGTATTTTAGATAGTATGGAATTTTCTAAAAGCTTCCTTGAAACCTCAACAGACGAAGATATAGAAGCAGTAATAGGTCACGAAGTAGCTCATTATCTTGTTACTAAAATAACTCATATAGATCATCAACACGATGAATATTTTGTAAATATGTGTTTACGTATCGGGTGCAATAATTATACTCGTTCAATAAAAGTAGAGAGAATCGTTCCTGAAGAAGCTCTCTATAAATATACAATCTACTGTCCTAATTGCGGCTGCATAGGTGGCAAGACGCGTAGGTGCCAGCTTTTAAAACATATAACCGAATGTAGTTGTAAAAAATGCGGTAGCCAGTCACTTTTTTACAAAACTAATTGGTAATTAACATAGTTCATACAATAATGTAAAGTCATATAAAATACCTCTTCAAGGCAGCCTCTTGTAGGCTGCTTTGATTTTTTATAAAAATTATTATATAATATATATAAGAAAAAAGGAAGTAAGAAAAAATGACAGAAAAAGAAAAAATCTTATCAAGAGTACAAGAACATTTAGACGAATCAAAACAATATTTTAATTCTAATAATATTGTTGTTATTTGTCTACAGGGTAGTCAAAACTATGGATTACAAGTTCCTGGCTCTGATGTTGATACAAAATTAATCTTAACTCCCTCTTTTAAAGACATAGTAATGGTGCGGCAGCCCGTTTCCACAACGCACGTAAGAGCGAACGAAGAGCATACGGACTGGAAAGATATTCGTTTAATGTTTCAGACTTTTAGGAAACAGAATTTAAATTTTGTAGAAGTTTTATTTACTCCTTACTATATTGTAAATGAAAACTATACTTCAGAATGGAATGAATTGATAAGTCACAACGAAGAAATTGCTCATTATAGTCCTTATCGAGCAGTAAAAACTATGAAAGGCATTGCTCTTGAAAAGTTTCACGCTTTAACTCACGAATATCCGTCAAAAGTTGAAGTTATTGCTAAATATGGATATGATCCTAAACAATTACATCATTTACTTCGAGTTGAAAATTATCTTGAAAGATATATCGGTGGAGAAACCTATGCAAAATGTCTGCATCCAGACGCCGCTTTTTGTAAATATTTAAAAGATGTAAAATTAGGCTGCTTTAATCTTGAAGAAGCCACTGCACTTGCTAAATGCTCTCTTGATAAAACAGTATCAATGGCAGACCATTTCTGTGAATTAACTAAAGATATTTGTAATAAAAACGTTGACGATTTACTTGATACTATTCAATATAATATTATAAAGAAATCTGTAGAACGAGAATTAAATTAAAATTGGACTGTTCTTATAAGTTTTAATTGATTTTTTTAAAAATTTATGATAAAATATATATACAAAATAAGGAAAGAGGTATTTTTAATGAATAATTTTTACGATGAAAATATGGAAGAAGAAGAGAACGAGTCAAAATTCACTGCAACTGAAAGTATCCCTGTAACTGATACCGTTAAACTTTATATCAATAGTATTAGACAAATTCCCCTCCTTACATATGAACAAGAGCAAGAGCTTGGTCGTAAAATCAAAGAAAATAACGATAAGGCGGCAAAAGATAAATTAGTTTCAGCTAACTTACGTCTTGTTGTTTCTATTGCAAAAACTTATATCAATCGTTCTAAGTTATCTTTCTTAGATTTAGTTCAGGAAGGCAATTTAGGATTAATTAATGCTGCGGAAAAGTTTGATTATTCTCTTGGTTATAGATTTTCTACATATGCCTCTTGGTGGATTAAGCAGGCTATTTCAAAAGCTATTTTTGATAAGAGCAGAAATATCCGTATTCCCGCCAATATGATTAACGCATATACACAGTTAATGAAAAAATCAAGAGACCTTGAACAGCAATTAGATAGAGAGCCTACTGACAAAGAATTGGCGGCAGCTCTTGATATTACGATTCTTAAGGTCAGAAAGATTAAAAACCTCGTAAAAGAGCCTATGTCATTAGATGCTTCTTTGACAGATGATGACGATACTAAAATGGAAGAAATTGTTGCTGATGAAAAGGCAATTTCTCCTTACGAAGCGAGCGCGGAGGAGTCGGTTAAAGAAACAGTAAACGCAGTCTTAAACACATTGGACGACCGCGAAAAGGAAGTTATTGAACTTCGTTATGGCTTAAAGGATAATCAACCTAAAACTCTGGAAGAAATTGGCAAACAGTTTGGTTTAACCAAAGAAAGAATTAGACAAATTGAAGCAAAAGCTTTGAAGAAACTTCGTAATCCTGTTCGTGCAGATAAATTACGCGGTTGCTTAGACGATTAATAAAGGGGAGTATAAAAATGCCTAAATATTTTTTAGTAGATGAAGATGAGATGTATGCTTTAACACGAGCATTCCACAGATGGGCAGCCATTTCAGATGCTGGACTTGAAAAGGATGCAGCTTATAAGCAAGCTATTATTGATTATCTCGAATCTTGGGATATAAATCCCTTAGAAGTAACTATTAATGATTTTGCAGACCAAGATGTCCGCGATATTGGAACGCCACTTGTAGGTATTCCCGTAGGAAAAGAAATGATATATAAGGAAGCAAACAAATAATGGATAATGAAGAAATAGATAAGAAAACATATTTAATAAGTGAATACGAACTTAAAGAATTATTGAGAGATAGTTTTATGCAACGCGCTCTCCATTACTTTTATCGACATGAAGTGCCAAATTTACAATTAGCTACGCAATTTTATCGTGACCATTTAGGCTGCAAAAATATGGATGAGTATATTAAATATAATATAAATAATTATAGACAGCTAATCCAAATATATGATGACACTTATGTCATACAAAGTCCTTTTAATTGATTTTTTATTAAAATTATATTATAATATATATAGAAAAATAAGAAAGGAGCAAATATGGGAACTAAATTAGAGTGGTTTACAAAGAATGGTTTTAATGAAGATGGTATAACATACTGTGTTATTGGCGATTCTTATGCTATTAAAGATAAACTGAAAGAAAGCGGATATAAATATTCTACTCTATTAAGATGGCACGCGGCAGCCCCTATTGAGCTTCCAGAGGGCTACTCTCATATTACAATTAGCTTCTACGATATATACGAATGGAATGACCAATGGGGAATGGCATTCTTTTTTGAAACTTCAAAAGACAAAGTTGAACAAAAATTCCTCGAGGCAGAAGGCGGCAGTGACTCCGAGTATGTCGGAGAAATTGGGGATAAGTTAACGAATATTGCCGCAGTCTATAAGTCTGCTCACGGTTATAGTGATGCTTATGGCTATAAGTATATATACACTTTTGATATTAATGGTAATACCTTAATATGGATAACTACCACGTCTTTAACTATACCTACAAATATTCCTATTTTATTAAGTGGAACAATAAAGACGCATAAAATGTACAGGGGACAAAAGCAAACTTATTTAACAAGATGTTCAATTAAACAGGTAGAGGAAAATGCAAACATTTGAATTTTTTGTGGAAAGACCAATTAAAATTACGATAAATGCGGAAAATGAAGAGCAAGCAATTGCCGCTGTTTATCAACAATTAAATTTAAATCCTAATGATAATGTAAAAATTACTAAACCTATTATAGTGGAAGAAGAAGAAAAATCAAACAGAGGCATCCTAAAAGCCTCTGTTGATTTTTTATAAAAATTATATTATAATATATATACAAAATAAGAAAAAGGAAAGAATGTTATGGTTTCTGTTGATACAATTTTAAAAGCTCTTGATAAATATTGTGAATTCCCCGATGTAAATGAAGAGGAACCAGAAAACTGTCTTTCAGCAGAAAATTATGAAGATTTTATATGTGATCCGCTTAGAGATAATAAAGCTTTTGATGTACAATGGGAAGCTACTAATGGCGTAACTAAAATGGTTATTATTTTTGACGATGATACGCCTTTCGTAGTAAAAATTCCTTTTCAAGTGGAATGTGATGCTGATGTATCAACACATTTTAGAGATGTCCGAGCTTCTGTTTTAAGTAAAAAAAGTGTTTTTACCTCTAATGATTATACAACATATACTACTTATTGTTATGGAGCTGCTTTGTTTGAAGGACCTGGGGAACGAGATGAATTAGAAAGAAACTGGGATTATTGTGAATTAGAAGCAAATATATGGCAAAATGCTAATGAAGATGGCTTTGGCGAATGCTTTGCTAAAACAGAATTAGTTGGCTATGTGCATGGTTATCCTATCTATATCCAAACAAAAGCTCAAGTGTTTGAAAATATATGTTCTTCTTCTGATACTTGGAGAAAACATTACACTCCTGAACAATTGAGAAGAGTTAGCTCTCTTTCTGAGGGTTATTGCTTATCTAAATTAGATGAAGGCTGGTTAAGTGACTTTTTAGAGTATTTTGGCGAAGAAATTTTCCAAAACTTTTTGGATTACTTAAATACAAATGATATTGAAGATTTACACGCTGGTAATGTAGGTTATATTGATAGTGTACCTGTATTAATTGACTATGCGGGCTTCACTAATTAGCGGCGACCTCGTCTATACGGTCGGAAAGACGAGCTTCCGCATTTATAGCTTTAAAAGAACGAACTTTTAGACGGCTATAAAGTAAACGAGATTGATAAAATCTAAAATTTTTAATATAATAATTATAGAAAAGATAAGGAAAGCAAAAGCGAATGGATAAAATGATATTAGTTAAGTTTTGTACAAAGTGTCCTAATGTAGATGAAGTTATAATAACTTATGATACATTTTCTGAGAGTGAATGTTCTTCGACATTTTTAACAGCTCAAGCTAATAAAATTTCAGTTCAAGTTGCTGCTGAATATGAATATCTTTTAACAAAAGAAATAGATGAATTAGAACAAGACTATGAAGAAAGAGTAGACGATTTTTATTGGAATACTCTTACAAGCTGGGAACTATTAAGTTAGAACAAGAACCAACGGTAGGCAGGGTGCGGTTGAGAAGTTCTGCTTGAAAAAAGCAAAAATTTTTATTATAATAATAATACAAAAAGTAAAAGAAGCTAAAAATTAAAAAAATTATTTAAGATATACAAGGAGATTTTTTAAGATGGAAACAAAAATGACTAAGATTAAGTGGTATGGAGTAATCAGAACAATCGTTATGGAATCAGATTATGCTGATAAGGATGGAGCTATTGACTTCATTAATAAGCAGGTTGCTTTGATTGATGCTAAGGCAGAGAAGGCTAAGGCTCGTGCCGCAGAAAAGAAAGCTGAAGGCGATGAACTTCGTGCAACAGTAGAGAGCTTGCTTACAGATGAGTATCAGTCTGCTGAAGCTATTGCTGAACAGATTGACGATCCCGAAGTTACTAAGGCTAAGGTTGTAGCAAGATTGACTCAGTTGGTTAAGGCTGGCGTTGCTGATAAGGAACAGGTTAAGGCAGAAGACGGACGCAAGATTATGAATTATAAGCTGGCTTCCGAGAGCGTAGATGCCGAGTAATCAATAATTTAATCATTTAAGAGTATAATAAAAGGCGGCGGTTAGGATATGGACTCGCCGCCTTTTTATATTAAGAGGTAACAATGAAATTTTGTGTAAACTATGATAAAGCTAATTCTTATATAGATGAAATTGATGAAATTATTATTCCTTATACAAAAAAAGATATAGAGATTTTGTCTTTCTTACAAGAGCATAAAGAACAAACTGTTCATTTAGCAATAGATAATATTGAAGATTTAAAGAAAAATACTTTATTACAAACAATTCATAAAGCATACCCTGAACTAAAATTTACTTTATTAGTACCTGATAGAGGTGAATTTTTAACAATAGCAAAAGAAAACGGAATCCCTTTCTGGACTAATACCTATGTTAAAGATTGGGATACGTTTATTTATCTTATTGATTCTGGTGTTTGTGCGGTAACCGTGGTTGAAGAAATGGGTTTTCAGTTAGATAAAATTGCGGCGGTCGCTCATGCGGCAAATGTCGAGGTTCATGTAATTGTAAACTATGCTCAGAGTAGTGTAGAAACAACTCCCGCACTTAAAAAGTTCTTTATACGTCCTGAAGATATAGATGTTTACACTCCTTATATTGATGTATGTGATATTAAAGGAGATTCTCGTCGAGTATCAGTTTATTATAATGTATATGCTAATGATAAACAATGGTTTGGAAAATTAAATGAATTAATTAATTCATTAAATAGTGATATAGATAATAGATGTATTCCAATTAATTTTGCAGAAGCTAGAATTAAGTGTAATAAACGTTGTCTAAAAGGAGGCAGCTGCCGCCTTTGTGATAATTATGAAAAATTAGCTAAGACTTTAAGCGAAAGAAATATTATTATAAAGCAGCCTAAGAGCTAAAATTGATTTTTTATAAAAAATATATTATAATATATATAGAAAATAAGAAAGGAGATAAATTATGGCAGCAAAAGGAACAGCCGCAAAAGCAGAAGTAACTCAGAAAATTTTGGAAACCTTTGATGGTGCATTTGTGTACGATAAAGAGATAAGGGTCCCGATGATTGAAGATGGAGTCGAGGTTCAAATAAAAGTTACTCTAACTTGTGCGAAAACAAATGTTGAAAAAGATGGTGATACAGCAATTCCAGGTGCAGTAACTTCAAATAGCGGCGGAACTGGTTGTATTAATTTTGAAGATAGTAATCCTGAAACAATAGCAGAAAGAACAAAGCCCACAGAAGAAGAGAAAAATAATGTGGAAGCGATGCTCAAAGCATTAGGAATGATTTAAGGAGATATTATGACACCTTATAAGCCTCATTTATTAAAGTTTGAAGAATGGCAAGATGGATGCGGCAATTGGTGCTGTAATGACGTATCAGACCTTGGTCACGATTCGGGTGCTTGGTGGCATCCCTGCCGCCTTCTTAAAATAACTCCCGCAGAGTTTGTGAAATTATTGGTAGAAGTATATCACTGTAGTGATATACATTTCACAACCTCTCGTAATGTTTTAATGTACTCTTGGAAAGACCAAAGTCAAATGAGAAAATTTAAGAATTGGCTTAATGCTCAAGCGAGGAAAACTCAGTACTTCGTGTAACCTATTGATTTTTTATAAAATTTATTATATAATATATATAGAAAATAAGGGAAAGATAATAAAAAAATAGGAGTAAAGATAAATATGAGATATATTCTTATGCATTTTGAAAATGGAGATCCTTTATGTGCAGAAGATAATATATATTCTTTCTATGATGAAGTACAAGATCCAGAAATAGAAAAATTTGTACACGAAATGTTTTTGCAATATAGAGATGATTGGGCGATAACAGCAGTGCCTAGTTATAGCTCTACATGGAATTGGACAGGTCTTGAAAAAGATCAGCAAGAATATTATGCAAAATGTCGCTACTCTTGGGAAGAAATAACTGAATCAGAATACTATATTAAATTAGATGAATTAGAATATAGTAATTATCCTGATGGGTTAACAGATTAATGGCAGCCTAAAAGTCTTAATTGATTTTTTATAAAAATTATTATATAATATATATAGAAAAAGGGAAAGGAGTAAATAGAAATGTGTGATTTTAATAATCTTATCTATGATGATGGCGAAATTAGAGAAGTAAATATTTCTTTAGAGAGAGCTATCGAACTTTTAACTGAAAATGCAACATATATGGATGGAGATTCGTTCTCAGATTATCTTGATCAGCATTACGCAGCCTCAGAAGTTTATAATAAAATTGTCTATGGCGAAACTTATGGCTTTAGTATTCAAGATTTGAATGAAGAGTGGTATGAAAATTTGGCAGAGTCGATTAAATCAGAGCTTGAAGATTGGGGCGGTTATAACAACGTTATTTATTTACCCTCTAATTATGATTGAAATATTAGAGTAATTACAAGGAAAAGGAGATAATATATTATGAAAGATAAGAAGTCAGATAGAAAAATTAATGCTCTTGTGCGTAGAATGAACAAAAGTATTGAAAAAGATGAGCTTTGGCGTGGTCGTTTTGTAGTGCGTCAGGTAAAGAAAAGATGTGGCAAATACGAAGATAATAGTGGTATATGGTCTTCTTATCTATATATTATCATAGACAAAAAGACTGCTCAGTATGGCTATAGCGAGTGGTTAGAGTCATATAGTGATTTTAATGCAGCTCATCTTTGGTGGGGCGTTAATAATTTTATTGTAGATGGTGTTAAGGTTTGGAATGAAGAGCCCCGTCCTACAATAGATAATGCTGTTGATTATACCAAGATGCCTATTCCAAAGAATTTAACTCTAATCAAACCTTATGGTTTCTTTGGAATGTAAGAAAAATAATTGATTTTTTAAAAAATTTTTGATATAATATATATACAAAAGATAAGTAATAAATAAAAAGCAGGCACGAATATCGCTAAGTTGTGCGGCTGGCTAACCTTAAGGCTGTTAGACCTTCGGAGTGAGCAAATGTTCCACCTATGTCATTAAACTTGGGTAAGTATGTGCGGTTAGCTGACCAAAAGCTTCATCGGAGGGTAAACCAATGGCAGAGTTAATAGTCTTAGAAGCTATTCAGTGTGAGTTCAAATCTCACTCCTCCGACCAGCCGCTGGAAGTATCACGATAGACTTTCCACTTCATAGTAGACGGTAACTATGTGCATTTGAGGACTTAAGAAATTCTTAGAGTTTTTAAGGTTATGGTTATATTGAGCGTATTGTCCCGTTAGTAAACTCTAAAAATAATTAACTAACAAAAATTTCAATATCGGTCGAGATAAACTTTGGTATTTGAGTTTCGAGCGGACTCGTGAAGCAGCTCATTAAATAAAACTACCCCAAGGTAATGCAAAGAAGACCTTGTAAAAGATGATCTTTGTGGTTATTACTTCACCGAAAGTAAGGGTTGGTTATATTATATCCAAGAAATATAGCTATGTTAATTGCCTATCGATGACATAAAAGTTCAATCGGGGTGGCTAACTCCTCCAAATGGAGTTTCTCCAACTGTAGAGAATAAAGAACAGGAACCAAGGTCTTTGGTAGTTAGTTTATCCTTGTAAAAGTAACAAACATTAACTCAAGTTCTGCTCTTGTCTGCAGAGGTCTTACGGGCGAACGATTTACCTTAAAAATTCGAGCAAAGTTAAAACCCTTTAAAAAGTTTGGGTTTGGTTGATACCCTTTAAATTAACTAAGTGCTTGATAAAACTTCGATTTATCAAGGTCTGTGATAGAAACCAAATTTTATCAATTTGAACGCTTTGTTCAATCCCCTGCAAGAGCAGAGCGTTTCTTATCGGGAGATTAGTCTTAGAAATGGTGCAATTCCATTTGTCCCGACCGTAAATTTGAGTAAGGAAGTAGTTATGGAGTTTAGTTTAATAATCCCGAAGGCGGCAACCGCAATCTTGAAAGCAAATCCGCAAGCGATGAAAAAATGTCTAGGTTGTACTATTGCGTGCGATGATATGACAAAATTTGTTTGTCTTGGTTTTAATGCACAAAGTATAGTTAATTATTTAGATAGACACCCTAATTTTGCTGAAGAGGTTGAAAAAGAATTTTTTGTTCCTTTTGATTTTAACTCTGATGACGATGATGCCGATATAGATTATAATCTATTCGACATTGATGAGGATGAAGAAAAATAATTGATTTTATTAAAAATTTATTATATAATATATATACAAAAAGATAAAAGATAAAAATAATTTCTATAATCATAAGCATTACCTCCTTTTTATGGTTATATCGGATTAAATCCGTTAAACTGCTTTGCAGCCAAGCGTTTCAAGGTATCGTATAAAGAACCTCGATATTATATCGATGAGTAGCCCAACAGCAGAGGCAATAAGCTCAAACCTTATTTAGTATAAGTGCAAATCTTATCTCATCGACCAAGGCTAGCAAATTGCCTGCTTAGTATATCAAGATGTGCGGTAGCTCGACCTCAAGAGTCAAAATTCTGTCTATTGTTAATTTACCAGATTAACTTTAGAGAAGACGTGGGATCAGTTGTAAGGATCTAGAGTTGGACTTTCCCTTATAAAAAGTTCGTTGACCTTTATTAATTTCATATTCGTGAATAGTGGAGTGGTGTCCACAGAAATTATTGTTCATTATTTGGGCTGGGTGTAATTCCCTAGGTCCACCTCCTTTCGCAGTTTAGCACATTCTGCATTCAGACGTCGATAATCAAAAATAGTGTATATTAGATAGGTTTTAAAGTTTTAGTATTCTAAGAGCTTTTCGTCCTTGAGCTTTCACAGAAAAACTTTTAGCCTGTACGGGATATAAGTTGTCAGCGAATGCACTATAAACTGTCTTTATAGGGATGTAGCACAGTTGGTTAGTGCGTCGCTCTGATAAGGCGGAGGTCGGCGGTCCGAATCCACCCGTCCCTACCACAAAGGCTAGCCTGCAAGCCTGAATAAGAGCAGACTTGTAAATAATTATTTGCTATGATACAAGAGTAAAATTCCAATAGCGTAATTTGAAGTATCATAGTTTTTTATTAGGTGCTACGAAGTGAGTTGACTAGGAGGGAGTTCTGGGCATAAGATAGCTTATGTCGGCGCAGAATAGAGTACTAGTGTAAATTGAGTATAAGATGGGAAGTAGTGTGCCCACACTCAAACATCAAGCCAGCAGCAGTAGTAAATGGAGTGCGATGAACAGCCTAATTCCTTTTGGACAAATATATTAATTTTATGTTTAATAAAATTAGTATATTATACATAAACTTTTGGAGGTTTATTATGAGTAGGTCATATAAAAAGACTCCTATCATTAAATATGAAGATGATAAAAATGAAAAACAAGCTAACAAAAGTTTAAGACAAGATAAAAACAACCTTTACCAGAACAGTGATTATAAAAAAGCTTTTAGAAATGAAGAATGGAAAAATTGGTGGTCAAAGGAAGATGCGATAGAATGGTGGAAAAACCATCCAGAACGCCAAGAGCAGTACACTCTTGAAGAATGGCTTCAATATTGGGAAAAATGTGTGAAGCGTAAATAGGCGGCGACCATTGGTCGTCTGCATTATAGGAATTTGGTATAACGGTATTATACGGGTCTCCAAAACCTTGAGACGAGGGTTCGAATCCTTCAATTCCTGCCAAAGATATAGAGGTAAAAGCATATGGTTACTTTAATTATTGAACCTAAATTTACAGGTTTTAGATTAAAATGGAATGAAGCTGGAGATTATGTTGTTATACTCCCGCTGCCGCATAAAGATATAACATTATGGAAAATGTGGTGTTCTTCTATGCAATGGGCAGTATCAGATGCAGAAAATGATTTTAAAGAATTTTTAGATGATGCATTTGGGAAAAATAATTGGCAATTTAAATTCAATAATTGGCATCCTAAAGATTCGATAGATAATGAAAAAGAAATAAATCTTTCAGAATTAGTAGAAAAAAGAGCGAAATATCATTTACCTGCTTGGGAAACTGACAAACCTGATTTATATCAAAAGATTATTCTTTGATTTTTTATAAAAAATAATATATAATATATATACAAAATAAAGGAAAAGAAAAATATGAGAGATATAAATCGAATTGATAAAATACTTGATAGACTTGGTTCTATTTGGAAAGCAAATCCAGATTTAAGATTAACACAATTAATTTTAAATCTACCAATAGAAGCAAGTTTATATTATGTTGAAGATGAAGAGTTAATAAAAATACTTGAAGATTATTATTATTTTTATAATTCTTTAAAATCTATTTGATTTTATAAAAAATTTATGATATAATATATATACAAAAGGTAAGAAATTCATATAACATAAAAATGATTAAAGGGGAAAACGATTTAGTCATTTTTATATGCTCGCATCGTCTAGTGGTTAGGACAGAAGCCCTTCACGCTTCAGACCGCAGTTCAAATCTGCGTGCGAGTACCAGCCCTTATGTGCATCGGGTTCAGAGATTGACGGCGGACAGACTCATACAATAAAGTTCCACCCTTGCAAGAGAGAATAATATCTGCACAGTTAAAATACTCTCTTATATGACTGATTAGCTTAGATGGTTAAAGCGCCAGCCTGTCACGCTGGAGACCGAGAGTTCAATTCTCTCATCAGCCGCCATTCGGTTTAGCTTTTTGTTCCTTCAAAAAAAGCAATTTCTTTCTTCTTTCGAGCAGGTTTGGTGTAAAATATGCACAGCTCTATATTGACGGTAAGTGGCGAAGCTGGCTGAAACGCATGGGACTTAAAATCCCACACACTAGAAACACCGTGGGTCCGAACCCCACCTTACCGACCATTTTGGGACAGTGTGGGTCCGAATCCCACTTTCCGCACCATTTGCTGAGGTGGCAGAGTGGTTGAATGCGGCGGTCTTGAAAACCGTTGAAGTGAAAGCTTCCGTGGGTTCGAATCCCACCCTTAGTGCCAACCTCTTATGAGGTGATTAGTGTAATGGCAGCACGACAGATTGTGGCTCTGTTAGTTTGAGTTCGAATCTCAGATTTCCTCCCAGCGAAGTCAATGTTTGGCAGTGTAACTAAAGACTCATTTAACAAAAGAAACTGCCATTTTTATTGAGAATGTAGTGTAATGGCAACACGCCACATTTGGGATGTGGAGTCGCGGTTCAAATCCGACATTTTCAGCCAATAGAGGACACGATGAGTAGTGTAAATAAAACGAGATAAATAACACTTTAACCTCTTTAAAAAGCTCATTGGCGGACGTCGGTGAAGGAATCCGAGCACTCGTGAAAAAACCGATATATTGCAGGGTGGAGCAGCCAGGTAGCTTGCTAGGCTCATAACCTAGAGGTCGCTAGTTCGAATCTAGCCCCTGCAACCATTAAAAATATTGAATATTTGTGTATGCGAATATAGGCGGTGACACGTAAAATATTAATATCTATATTAATATTGTCCAATATCGTTAGACATAGTCCGCGAAACCTGCTCCTATGGCTGAAGGGTTTTCACAAATATCAGCGAAAGCTGCGTTATCGAGCTACCGATACGTTAAATCGGGTGTCTATTCAAGCGGGAACAGAGATTTCTAATGTCGATATGGAAATCCACTTCACGACTAAATGTATAATATTTATAGTAGGAATAGCTACTATTTTATTGAAGTAAGAATATTATATGATTCAGTAAATAAAATGTTTAATATTTTTGAGGGAAAGGAGCGGTTGAGGTAACAGAGATCTCTGCAAATGTCGTAGCTGTTGTGTAAAAAATATTAGACAAAGTAATTTAATTATTAGTTGATTTTTTACAAAATATATAATATAATATATATGTAAGAAAAATATGAAATATATTTATTGGGGCGTCGCCAAGTGGTAAGGCATAGCACTTTGACTGCTACATCCGTAGGTTCAAATCCTGCCGCCCCAGCCATAGTCGTGTGAGGCAACTTTTATGAAGCTAATTGTGCAAACAGTTATGTGATGGATAGAGCTATAGGAGACTATTGTTGACAAGTAAGTGACGCAAAGTTCTCACCCACTGAAAGTTAGGTAGTAGCAAATCGGTAAACTTGCTATCGTTGTACGTATGCATAAGTACGCATAGAGCAGATACGTAAAGTCAGCTCTCGTAAGAGGTGGAAATAGTACGTGAAGCTATTTCCCGTTAGAAATGAAGAATACGAAACATTAACTTCCGTTAATAAGTAATTAGTTGCAACTTACTTATTTTTACAGTAGCACGTAAGATTACTGATATGGGAAGGTGCGACCACCTTAAGGTCTATGTTTGGTAACTACATATAAAAATAAGTTGCGGAGGGCGGCGGCCCTAAGCGCAGGAGATTTCAGGTAAAGTATCCTGAACCTGCTACCGCCGCATTGTACAAAGTCCATAAGCCTTCCTATCAGAAGACTGCGGTTGAAGCAATTCCCATTACGCTAAAAGATAGGTTAGATACCGCTGGCAGATGTTATTAGGCTAAAAACTAATACGGTGAATGTTATTCTCGGTTCGCTCCGTCAAGGCAACCTATATTCTCCTATAGCTCAGCGGTAGAGCACTCGGCTGTTAACCGATAGGTCCTAGGTTCAAATCCTAGTGGGAGAGCCACCAATGCACCACACATTGGAGAAGAAAGTGGACATAGAGCGACGATAGCTCTCTAAAGAACTTCGGGTAGATCAAGATCAACTTGTACTATGTGAAGCAAGTATAAAAAATCATCACTCCCTAGCAACGTTAGACTTTTGCGCGCTATGTGACACCATTAAGGTGTAAAAAGTTATATATTTAATAGAGCGAATATCATAGTACGTAATATGATATTCCATTATTCGCCAGAAGGGAACTGGTATCCCGTAGTGGGGATAGCAACAAACGTCTTAGACAGTCGCACTGTTGAGAACAATATCATATAAGAATAGTAGGCGAGAAGAGAATGAATAACTATTAAATATATTTTATGGTCGAATAGCATAAATGGATAATGCAGTCGCCTTGTAAGCGACAGACTGTGGGATCGTACCCCACTTCGACCTCCAAACGAGTTACCACACTCAAAAAGCGAAATATGGGGTATTAGTTTAGGAGTAAAACAAGTGCCTTCCAAGCATTAGTCACGGTGGCAGAATCCGTATGCCCCTCCATAAAAATTAAATTAAAATAAGGAATTATTTGGAGCCTTCCCAATTAATTGAACTAACTAAAATTTTTATAAAGGATGGTTAATTTTATGAAACGAAAGACTTCTTTAACTCTCATTTTAACTTTGATTATTGTATTCTTTTTATTTTTATCAATAACATTGATTATTAATTATAATAATCAACAAGCAGATGCACCTGAACAAGATAAAAATATTACTGATGCTGACAAAGAAATTGAGATTGATAACAACGATGAGTTTATCATGGTATTACCAGACGATTATTTAATTGTTGACACAGTGGTTGATATTTATCCCGAAGAAGATATTGTTGATAATTACGATGAACTTATTACAATATTACCAGATAATTATTTAATTGAAGAAAATTCTAATGATATTGTTGATACAATACCGCCAGAAAATAGTGATAATATTACTAATGATACGGATGTTATCCCAGAGATACCAAATGATGAATTTTTAGAAGAAGAAATACCTAATCCACCTATTATAGAGGATGAAGAAATCCCTCCAATAATAGATGAGGATAAAGAAGAACCCGAACCTTCAAAATGGAATATTACTGAAAAGTATATAAATTCACAAGAAGATGGAAATGGAACTATCTTATGGGAACTTCTTATAAGTTATGATAACTTAAATGCTTCTAACTTATTAGAAACAAATCAAACATATTTAATTTTTAAAATTATGACTAATGAAAATTCAAACACAGCTAATTGGTATGCTTTTAGTCACGCTTTTTATCTTGATGAATTTGATAATTATAATTCTACGGGTTGCTTAAATAATTTAGTACACTCTATACAGTTTGCAGTAGTTACAATAGCTCCCGATGATTCTGATTTTGGTGGTTATAATTTAAACACGCTTACACAAGAACATTTTATTTCAATAAGTGAAGTGTTCTATAACACACAATATAATAGTTAATTTTAAATGACTATTTTTTTAATTCCTTTCCTTTGTTAGTCCTAGGCATTAGCCTAGGGCTATTTTTATATAGAAAAAAAGAGAGATATTTCTATCTCTCTTTTACTTTAATCAATTGCTGGGCGGGTTACGCCCGTCCAC